TTTTCATTGCCAATGACTGAAAAAGCAAAGGCTACAAACATAAAAATTAAATAACATGCAACAACCTCCTAAAAAAGGATTGTTAAGTCCTAAAAGAGTAAATGAAATAGCTGACTCTTTAAACAGAGAAAGTATAGCGAAGAAAAAACTTGCTTATCAACAAAGGTCTATTGGAGAAGCTACAGTAAAAAACAAAGTTGCAGACAAGCAGGTAAGCGTAAGTAATTCTAAAGACATGTCAACTTGGGGTAAGACTCTAAGTGGCAACGATAGACTTAAAATTGCACAAAAAGCAAAGAAAGAAGCAACAGCCGATTCAGCGAATGCTGCAAGATATAAAGCTTTGGCATTAAAAGCAATGAAAAAAAATAAATAAGTTGAAAAAGGAAATGATTAAACGCAAGGATGGTTCTGTCTCACAACGTGGATTGTGGGACAACATCCGCGCCAATGTCGGAAGTAAAAAGAAGCCAACTGCGGCAATGCTAAAGCAAGAAAAGAAAATAAAAGGTAAAAAGTAAAATGGCAAAGGCAAAAGCAGATAGTAGGAAGATTAGTTTTGGCAAAAGAAAACTAGGTTCTGCTCAAAAAGCATTTAATAAACATACTCCTAGACCTAAAAAGTATAGGGGGCAAGGAAGATAGATATGGATAAGAAACCTAGAAAAATTAAACCATCTAAGTATAATAAAGGGTGGTCAATTGTTAATACTGGATGGATGCCAGGTCAATCTGATATAAATGTTAGAGATAGAGCTGAATCACAAATAGCTCAAAAGCTAGGGTATCTTCAGTCAGATGAGTATAAAAGAAGGCTTGCTATGCAGGGAAATAAAGGTATCTTAGATTTGATAAAACAAAGAGCAGATGCTCTTAGAAATATAGAATTTCTTTCAAAAGGGCCAGGATCTTCTAGTACACAATTTTTACGTCAATCACCACAAATAGAACTAGCTTCAGATGCTGACGACTCTGTGTTGGCACACGAAATTGGGCATGTAACTTCTGGTCTTGGTTTGTTATCAAAGAGTCCTACACAAGGGGGAGCTATGTTCCAATCTCCTTCAGAAGCTTGGCAGTTTGTTGTAAAAAATAAAAACATAACAAACGCTCAAAAAAAACAAATATCTGATAACTACATGTCAAATGTTAAGTACAATAATTTTATTACTGACCCATCTGGATTTGCTATTGGTGGTTTAAAGCCAGGTAAATTTGACGTACACGACATTGGAGCATTTGAAGCCAAAGGAGATTTAGATGCTGTTAGATATTTACTTAATAAAGCTGGATTAACTAAAAGATACGGACAGGACATAACAGAAGATATACTTAAAAAGGCATTGCAGAATAAAGATATCCAGAATAATAAATTCTTTAAAAGAATGAGGAGAAACTATAGCGATAAAGATATTGTAGAGCTAAACAATACAATTGCTAAAACTGATTCAGGTTTTTCTAATCAAGCATAAAATAAAGTTATGATAGAGTATCGTGGTGAAAAATTCAGTGGTTACAATAAGCCAAAAGACGCATCAGATGGCGTACACAAAAAAGTAGTTCTTGCAAAAGAAGGAGATAAAGTACGCCTAGTTAGATTTGGAGCCAAAGGATATTCTTCTAATTATAGTGACGAGGCAAGAAAGCAATATAGGCAGCGTCACGCAAAATCAGCAAATGCATCTAAGTTATCTGCTGGTTGGTGGGCTTATCACCATTTATGGTCAAAGAGTTCTCAAGTGTATCGTTCAGGAAAAACTTCAGGCAAGGGAGAGAGATTCAAGTAGGTTACGTATATTTGCGTATAACCGATAAGAATGAAGCACTTATTTAACAAAATCAAGCCGATTGGCAAAAGGGTTATTGTTTACGTAGATACCCAAGAAAAAGATTCACACAGAATAGATTTAGAAGACGGGAAGTCAATAGAATTGCATATCGCCAATGAGTATTCATGGGATAGCCGTATTACAAACTTCACTCAAGGAGTTCTATTAACAGATTTCAAAAACTTAAAAGCAGGAGACTATGTATTGGTACACCACAATAGTATGTCTGACGAATGCGAGTTGGACTACCCAGGTATCCCACACACTGCAAAAGTGTTCGCAGTAGACGAGACTTTCGTGTATTTTGGTATAGATGGAGAAAAAATTATATGTATAGACGGGTATATGTTAGCCGAAAGAATATACGAGCCGATTCCCGAATCAAAAATTGGGTTAGTATTTACGAGCGAACCAAAGCAGATACCTAATAAGCTTAAGATAATTGGGAAGCCAGAATCTATAACTGACTATGAAATTAATGATGTAGCTGTAGTATACAAGTATTCTGACTATGAAATGACGCATAATGTAGGCGGCAAAATAAAGAAACTTATCCGATTAAAATATACCGATTGTCTTGCAAAAGAAATTTAAATATGACCGATAAAGAAAAAATAAAGCTGTACGAAGAAGATGGTATATTAGGAGCATACTATGCGCTTAATAGAAAGCTTAATGAGATAACTAAATTATTGAATAACAACGACTTAACTCAAGTAGACATGTCTAATAAAGATGATGGAACGCTAGAGAGGGTGATGAAGTTCTTTAATAGTGTAGGTGATATTAATGATGCAATGAAAAAGCTTAAGATAGACAACGCTTTAACAGGTGATGAAGATAAGGATAGGGCTAAACGCAAACCTTTAATAGAAGAGCTTGTAAAATGAACGTAGCATATATAACCAAAGACTCTACTAAAGAAGAGATTTACGAAGCATATATCAAAACCCAAAAGCTATTGAAGGCTCAAAGGCATTTGAATAAAAAGAATGCTGATAAGGTATCAGAGGTTCGTAAGCAAAAGAATGGTAAAATAAGAGAACTTGGATATAAGCTATTCAAAGCATATCAATTAAACTACGGCTTAAATAAACATCTGCAAAATGTTCAAAGGTTTGCAGCTAACGCAAAATACAAATATAAAAAGCTTGGCATAGAAGAAGGAAAGGGTAAGATAAGAACCAAGGATTATGCTATAATAAAGATGTACTCATTCCTACTTCAGATAGAAAAAGTATCTGAAATACTAGAGATGCCACTTGATAAATGCGCTTTCTTTTTATGGGCTGGCAGATATTCATTTTTTACTAGAGATGACTTTAAGAAAGACTTTGAGGGAGAGAGCTATAGTTTTACTAACTTTATTGGCTATGGCAAAAAGAATAACTTTATAATATCAGTATCTAGTGATAAGACAATTAAGAGGTACGCGTTAACTGCACTAGGGCTTGATATATTCAATAAAGTAGATAGATTTACCAAAAAGCATTTTAAAGTAGATGTATAAAGAAGAAGAGGTATACGGAATAAAATACAAGACGCCTAATATCCCAAAGCATGAAGATATAGACAATTGGGATATGGAACAGGCTGACCAAAAGTTCTATAAATTAGAACTTCCTGATATATTTGAAGACCTAGAATTTGATGAAGACGAGAACGCGCTATACTCAGATGAGCAAAGGGATTTTGTAGTAAAAGAATGGAATAAGATTAATAACGGATATTGGTTTTACAACAATGGGGTAGCTACATACATAACAGGATTGCACTATTTCTATTTAACATATTGGACGCTAGAAGATGGTAATAACCCAGATTATAGAGATGTGGATAGGAGGTACTATTACTTCCAGGACTATTGTGAATCTATACCTCAATGCTTTGGTATAGTTCGTATTAAGAAGCGTCGTGAGGGTGCTACATCTCAAGCTACATGCTATCTTGTATGGAAATCTATTACAAAGAGAAAGTCTTTTTGTGGTATCATATCAAAGACAGGAAAGGATGCTAGTGACGCTTTCGTTTACATGGTAATGAACGGATACAGGAACCTTCCTATATTTTTCAAGCCTAGAGCAGAAGATGATGAAACTAAGACAGAGCTTGTTTTTAAAAAGAAGAAAGACAAAAGAAAGTCAAAAGCTAGAGAAAAGGGAAAGGTGTTTAATGATGACATAGGATTAGAATCAAAAATCAACTTTAAGAATACTGCACTTAACTCATATGACTCAGGTCGTGTTAGTGCTCTTCTTATGGATGAGGCCGGTAAGTGGCCTAAAGATGTTCCTGTAAATCAGTATTGGCCTATTGTTAAAAAGACGCTAGGTCGTGGCGCAATTAAAGTAGGGTTCTGTTTAATACCTTCTACAGCAAATGACGCCAAATCAGGTGGTGAGCCATATAAAGAATTATTCGATGGCAGCAACCAATTTGAGGAGTCAGTAACAGCGACAGGACTATATAGGTACTTCTGCCCTGCTTATGATGGGTACGAGGGATTTATAGACGAATATGGAGCTTCAATTATAGACGCCCCTACTGAGTCTCAAAAAAAATACATATACGAAAGGTATGGCCTTAAAATAGATATTGGAAGCAAAGATTATCTTTTAAATCAAAGGAGAATAATTACAGACAAGAAGGCTCTTTCTGAAGAGGTTCGTATGAACCCTTTTACAGAAGAGGAGGCTTTTATGATTGACGCAAAGAAGTGCTACTTTAATGCAGATAAGATATATGACCAATTAGATTTTTTAAAAGAAGAAAGAATCAAGCTTAGAAAGGTTAGATTGTTTTGGAAAGACGATAAGAGTGTAGATTGGGCAGATGACCCTAATGGATCATGGTTGGTGTATAAGTTTCCTGAAAGAGAAATGCAGAATAAATGGGTAGAGGTAAATGGTATTAGGGTTCCGGCAAACAAGGAGATTTATAGCAGCGGGATTGACCCATTCAAATCTTCAGTTATTAGTGGGAAGGGTTCTATGGGTGCATGTTATGTATTTGAGAGATTAAATATAAAAGACCCTAATAATACGTGTATGCCAATAGCCGAATATGTAGATAGACCTAGATTAAAAAGTCTATTCCATGAAGAGATGCTAAAGGCTGCTGTTTTTTGGGGATATAAGGCATGTTATGAAAATGACGTAGGAGACGACTTTGTTGACTACTTTTCAAATAAAGGATATAAGGGTTACTTAATGAAAACTCCAGAATCTGCTGTTGATAGGTTTAAAAGAAGGCAGGGTCCGTCTAAATATGGAGTAGCATCTTCGGATGCTTTTGCCTTGGCTAGGCAATTGGATACTTGTATAACCTACGTTGAAAACCACTGCGAAAAGATATACTTCCCGGATTTACTAGAAGAATTATTGAAGTACGACCACGAGCACAGAACTCCATTTGACCGAACAGTTTCTTTTATGATTAGTCTACTTTCTGGTGTATCTTTGGAAAACAACAAAACAGAAGTTAAATTGGCGACATTGCCTGTTAGAACATACAAGTTAGATGTAATCTAATTTTGTACTTTTGCTATAATTATGAGCGAGAATAAACAAATACTTAATTTTCACCTTGGTAATTCCAAGCTGAAGAGAGATGAAAAAGAAGGCCTAAAGATATCTAAGTTTTTGCAACAGGCGTATAATAGTGGATACTTCACTAGGAGAAACAAGAAGTTCGAGAAGAACAGAAAGTTTTCTAGAGGTAGACAGCCAATGGCAGAGTTCTTGGATTTATTGAATGTTGATGGTAAAGAAGCGTTTGTAAATCTAGATATGAAAGCTCCTGCTATCGCTCCAAAGTTCATGCAGGTTATTATAGGCGGCTTCATGAAAAGAGAAGAAAAGGTTAGAGCATCTGCTGTAGACCCAATATCTGTAGATAGAAAGGTTTATGATAAAGAGAATGCCGAGTTCAGAATGAACCATGGAGATACTGTAAAACAGATAGAAGAACAGGTTGGTCTTAAATTGATGCCAGATGGCGGCTTTACTCCAGAAGATTACGAAGAATTAGAATTATATTTTGGTCTAGAATATCAGTTACCTGAAGAGATTTTATTTGAAAAAGGCTGTGATTATGTATTTCATGACAATGGATGGCCTGTAATTAAAAGAAAGATTTTAGAAGATATATCCGAAACAGGCGTTGGAGCTACAAAAGTTAGCGTAGCAAATACTGGTAAAATTAACATTAGAAGAGTAGTTCCTGAGAACCTATTTTACGGGTTTTCTCAATATGATGACTTTAGAGATGTATCTTTTATAGGTGAAATTATATCTATGAAGATTGTGGATATTAGAAATAATTACCCAAACATCACAGAAGAAAAGATATATGAAATTGCTAAAAACTCTAAGCAACACACACAGACGGTTAAATGGGATGACAGGTTTAGATACTCTATTGACAGACCATATGATGATTGGACAGTAGATGTAATAGACTACGAAATCAAGACAATCGATACAATGATTTACCAATTTAAAACTAATAAGTATGGTAATCTAATTGTAGAGAAAAAAGAGAAAGCGCCACAAAGACTAGGAGATAATAAAGAATTATTGACTAGAGACATGTATGTTATATATCGTGGTGTATATATTTTGAACACAGATATAATGCTAGAATGGGGTGTAGCTAAGAATATGATTAAGCCTTCTGTAGCAAAAGAAATGGCAGACGCTTATTTCAGCTATAGCTTATATATGTTCGAGAACCTTGATTTAGAGAATATGGCTATTCCTGAAAGAATGGAAACATCTATCAGGCAGATGACATTGGCTCACTTAAAAATTCAGCAGTTAATAGCAAAGCTCAGGCCATCTGGCTTAATCATAGATATTGATTCATTGTCTGATATTAATATTGGTCAAGGTAAAGCATTGAATCCTTTAGAGCTTCAGAAAGTTTACGACCAAACAGGTAATATTTACTATAAGAGAAGAACAGAGGACGGGGAAGGAACAAATGGCCTTCCAATTCAAGAAGCCCCAAATAGCGGAAGTATAGGTCAGATTCAAGAATTGATTTTAGTATACAACCATTATCTAGACAGGCTTCGTGATGAAATAGGGGTTAACGAATACAGAGAAGGATCTGGTGTTAATCCTAAATTAGGACTAGGTGTTCAACAGGCTCAAATACAGGCATCTAACAACGCAACAGACTTCTTGTATGATGCATATTTAAATATATATCAGCAAACAGCACTTAAGATTTCTTTACTATTATACGATTCAGTATTATATGGAGGAGAGCAGTATAGAAACTATTTAAACCCAAATAATGTAGAAGGAAAGTCATTTGATATTAAAATCGAAGTTCTTCCTGACGACAAAGAAAAGATGTTTATGGAGCAAATGATTCAGACCGCATTATCTGCTGGTATGATTGAATTTGAAGATGCATTTAGAATCAAGAGCATAAAGAATACCAAGTTGGCTGAAATGTACCTTGCAAAAGCTAAAAAGAAGAAGCAGAAAGAAGAAGCGCAAAAAGCTCAAATGAATTCAGAAATGAATGCCCAGTCTCAACAGCAGTCTATCCAAATGAAGGCTCAAATGGATGCTCAACTAGAGCAAATACAAAGCCAGGGAAAACTAGCTATTGTAAATACAGAAATGACATTGAAGAAGGATTTGTTAGAACAAGAGTTTGTTCAGTTAGCTCTTTTAAAGTCTTTTGAACTAGGTAGACCATTAAGCTCTCAGTTAGACCAAGTCGTTAACTCATATTTTGCCAAAAAGCAGCAGGAGATGATGCAGGAAGCTATGGCTCAACAAATGATGGCACAGCAGCAGCAAGACCCTCAAGCTCAAGAAGAACAAGCTATGAGTGATGCTATTAGCCAAAAAGTTCAAGAAGAGTCTGGCCAAATAGCTAAACAAGAAGCTCAAGAAAGTGGCCCTTCCGTAACGGAAGAAGAAATGATGAATGAAGAAGAGATGCCACAAACAGAAGAAGGCATGCAACAGCCTGAAGCTGAATAACAAATGAGTGATAATATTTATATATTTGCAAAATAAAACAAACCAACATGACCGAAGAAAGCATTAACCCGTTTGACGTTTCTAGTTATTCAACTCAGGACACGCAAGCAAATACTACCACGGTAGTAGAAGAAACACAGGGTACAGAATTGCCACAGCAAGAGCCTGCACCTGCGGAAGAAAACAATGAACCTGCACAACCAATTGTGCAAACAAATACCGAACCTGCACAACCAATTGTGCAAACGGAAGAAACAAATGCTCAAGGTCAAGAGCCTACCCAAACAGCAAGTTTTGAATGGGGAAACGATTTGGCCAAGCAGATATATGATAGCCTTGTTAACGGAGATGTTTCTCAAGTTGCAGATATCATGTACGAGCAAAAAGTTCTTTCAGAACTTGATAAGATGGACGAGAATGAGGTTCTTATGCTTAAGCTAGCATACGATTATCCAGATTTAACTCCAGATGAAATACAAGAAGAGTTTCATTCAAAGTACTCTGTTGATTCAGACTTTGACGAATCTCTTTTAACAGATGAAGAAATTGCTTCAAAGAAAAAACAAATCGAGAAGCAGCAAAAGGCCATTGCAAGAGAGATTAAGAAAGATGTGAGAGAGGCTAAAGAGTACTTGCAAACGCTAAAACAGGACATTAGTTTTCCAGATATTCTGAGTCAAGTTCAACAGGCGCCACAGCAAAATGTGAATCCTGAAGAGTATGTGAATCAGTATTTGACAGCTCAACAAGAAGAGCAAGCGAAAGCGTATCAACAAGCTAGAGAGACATTTGAAAAAAGTGTTGAAGAAGGCTTGAGGAGTTTTGATGGATTTAACGTCAACTATAAGGACGAGGATGTCCAATTTGACGGAAAGTTTTCTCTAACGCAAGAAGAGAAAACCCAACTTCAAGACACTATGAAAGCTTTTGATTTAGAGTCTTTTTATGGTAATCGTTACTACAAGGAAGGTAAGTACGATACTAAGCAACTTGCAGAAGACATCTACTTCTTACAAAACAGAGACAAAGTTGTTAACTCTATGGTAACGCAAGCCGTTAGCAAAGCGAAAGCAGATTTGTTAAAGAGTATGAAGAATATTGACTATAGCAATTCTCCAAGACAATCAGCAGCTATAAGCTCTAATGATTACGATAAGATGGTGGATGCGATGTTTAATATTTAAAAAACAAATTAAAATAATTTAAGATGCCAGTTTTACAACCAGGTAGTGTACAACCTACAGGTGGCCAAGTAGCTCGTCAGTTCGTTTCTGACTTGTCTATCTTAAAGCCCCAGTACTATGACAAATTTATTGAGAAGTATGGTTCTCAAAACTACACTCAATTGTTAGAAGCTTTAGGTATGAAGGCTACAGTTCCTTCTCGTGAATTCTTCCACTTTGAGTCAAAAGGTAAATTACATTCAGCAGTTCAGTTGGATGGTGGTGCTTTAGCTAACGTAGCTGCAGGTGCTGCAGTAGACGTTGCTATTAGTTCTGCTTTTGTTGATGGCGGTAGAAGCCCATTACGCGTAGGTGAGGTAGTTGAAAATGCTGCTACTGGCGTTCAGTACAAAATCACAGCTGTAGCTTCTGCAACTGCTTGTACTATTAAGCCTTTAGATTCTGCAATTGACGCCAATACCGATTTAGGTGCTAACTCAACTGCACACTTGTTATTCCGTGGTATTTCAGAAGCTGGTGAAGCATCTAGCAAATTCAACAGTTTAACAGGTCTTACTGAAAGAAAAACTTTCTTCACAACTGAAATCCGTGAAGACTTTTCTATCACAGATAGGGCTAAAATTGAAGAACTTTATTTTGAAGTAAACGGTCAAGCTTACTATACCTACAAAGGTCTTGATGAAGCTGTACGTCGCTTCATGAACAATAAAGAGTTCAAATTAATGTTTGGTAAGCCAACTAACAACATCAGCGGTACTGTAGGTACTACAGGTCTTGTTCCTCAAATCGAGGCTGGTGGACAAACTTATCAGTGGAATGCTTCTTCTAGCGGTTTCACTATCGATGATTTCCACGCTCTTGCTCGTCTTGCTGACTTCAATGGTGGTTCTAGCGAATACCATTTCTTAATGGATTCTTACTTAAGAACTGTTGTTGACGACGCGTTATTCAACAAGTACACTAACGGCGCTATTCAGTGGGCTGCAGTTGGTGGTTCTAGCGAAGTTGCAATCAAATATGGCTTCGATTCATTAAAGATTGATGGTACTACTTTCCACTTAAAGAAATACTTGCCATTCAATGCTGAAGCTGTTTATGGTGTTGCTCCTTCAACAGAGTACTACAAGAATAGCGGTATCTTAATCCCTGTTAAAGAGGGTAGAGATGCTCAAACTGGCGACAAAATCCCTTCATTACGTATTGTTTACAATGAAGTTGAAGCTGGTAAAGAAATCAAAGTTTGGGAAACAGGTGCTTTAGCTAAAGTTCCTACTTCTGACAAGATGGAATTGAATGTACACCACATGGCATACTGCGGTATCCAAGTGTTTGCTGCAAATCAGTACATCAGCGTTAAGAGCTAGTTTTAACTTGATTATAAAGAGACCCCATCGTATAGCGGTGGGGTTTTCTTTTTTTATTATATTTGTAACATAAAACAAACCATTATGTCAAAAACCACGAAAAAACAAACTATTGACGCTAACGGTGACATCGTAGATGTTGTCGATACGGCAAATCAAATTGAAGAGGTTGCCGATATTAAAGTAGAAGCACCTAAAAGACAGGTAAAGAAACCTGAATTCTACGTTTTCCAATTAACTCAGAAATTCTATGTAACAAGCCCAGGTAAGCTACCTTATCCTGAAAATTGGCTAGTTAAGAATGCTGATATTATTTATGACGAAGAAACAGGTACTGAAAGAAATATTAGATATTTAGAGGGCGTAAGCACTATATGGGAAGATGAGCAAGAACATCTTTCTGAGCAAAAGAAACGTTCTAGACCAGATATTAGATTTGTAAATGGATATCTTAGAGTTCCTGCAAATAAACCTTCGTTACTAGAGTTCTTGATGAAAAGCAACATGAATGAAAGTAATAAGAATAGAATGGCCGGGACTAAGTCTTTATACAAACTTCTTGATTTTCAAGCTGAAGAAGATAAAAACTTAGAAAAAGCGGAAACAAGAATGCAGGCTATGAAGATAGCTATGGAGGCTCCATTAGATATGATGATTCCTCATGCTAAATATCTTGGTATTAAATTCACAAACAATCAGAATGTAGAAAGGGGAGATAAAGCTATTAGATTTGACTATCTAGATGTAGCTGATAAGAAACCTGATATGTTCATTAAAACCTATAATAATCCATTAGTTAAGATTCAGTACATTGTACAGAAAGCTGCTGCTAGTGGATTGGTAGACACAAGCTCGGTTAAAGGTCAAGCGATTTGGGGTGATAGCAAGTCTTTTATTGCTCAAATCCCAGATGGTAAAGCTCCTATTGAATTCCTATCGGAGTTCTGCTTAACTGAAAAGGGTAAAGAATTTTATTCTCAGATTAAACATATGGTTAACTCCTAAGACGCTTCGTGTTTTATGGTTTTATTGGTTAGGGCCCCTTGTTTCTACAGGGGGCTTTTTTTATTTATATTTGCAATATGAATATTAACGACATCTATAAACTTGTATCATATTTGGTAGATAAATACCAAGGAACATATTTATCCCCAGATGATTTCAACATGGCTATTAATATGGCCCAAAGACAATACCTAAACTTCCTTACAGAAGAAACATTAGAAACAACAGGTAGAGGCACAGGTCAGCCTTTTGTTACTCGCGGATCATTGTCTGGATTTCTAAAGGAATCTACATTAACTATATCTAGTCAATTAGCTACTTATCCATCAGACTACTATAAGATATCTGCCATGAGGACAACTAATGACGATTTCTCTATAAGAAAAGTAGGTGCTGATAAGGTATACGCTTATGTAAATAATCCAATAGACGCTCCAACAATAACAGAGCCTATATATACAGAAATAGGAAGTAATTTAAAATTCTTCCCAAATACACTAACGTCAGCTAAGATTATTTATTTTAAGCAGCCAGTTGATGCTGCATGGGTCCCTACAACAGGAACCTTAACGTACAACCCGTCAGCTAGTACTCAATTAGAGTGGCCTGAAAATGATTTGAATGATATTATCTATAGAACAATAGGTATTGTAGGAATAAATTTAAAAGATGGCGATTTAGTAAGAGCTTCTTTAACAGTTAAAAACGACGGTCAATAATGACTAGAAAAGTATTAATAGAGCAGATAAGACGTATCTTATATGGCGGTGTGCCAAATGACGATGCAAATGTTTCCGAAAAAGAAATAAATGTATACTTGAATCAAGCCATAGCTTATATGGCTAAAATAAATTATACAGACGCTATTAAATTAGATGGCATAGAAACAGTTGCAGATTCTTTTTATGCTACGTTTAAGAATTTAACGGTATTGTTTGATACAGATACAGGGTATTACTATACAGAGTTACCTCAAGTTCCTTTAGGATTATCTAGAGGATATGGCATTTCAACAGTTACATTCCCTACATCTACAGGACTAGCAAAAGCTCCAGTACCAATATCTGTTAGAGAATTAGACTACATGGATAATTTAAAGACACCTCCTAGTAAGATATTTTATTGGGCTGAAGGTAAAAGGCTTTGGTTCAAGAGTTATACAAATCTAGTTGGTAGGGCTCCTATTGTTAGAATGGTAAGTACAGAAAACGATGATTTAAATGCTGAGGTTAATGTTCCTCAAGAATATATCTCAGATATGATTAACTTAGTATTAACTCAATTAAAAATTAGAAAAGGAACACCAGAGGAAGGCGTTAACGATGGTGCAGATAAAGCTTAAATAATATGGCAAAGAATACAGCAAAATGGGTTCCACTATCTGAGATAATCTATCAGTACATAGACCAGGCAAGAATGTCTAATGCAGACTATAGAAGGTTATGGACAATAGGTATTAGAGGTGTTGAAGAGATGGGTCTTGATGTATACTCTACTCCAAGAACGGTTAAGTTAATGGTTAATCCTAACAAGACAGTTAATCTTCCTTCTGATTACATTGGTTTTTCTAAAGTAGGTGTATTTAACGCTAAAGGAGAGGTAGCTTCTTTGAGAAGAAATATAGGATTGAGTTCATTTAAAATTACTCAATCAGATAGACTTACTAGCAATACAGATAATACTACAGGAAATACATATAGACTTCAGGACCTAGCTTATGTAAACTATTTTGACGGAGCTAGATATGTAAACATATTCGGTGTTGGATCTGTTTTAAACAATGCAGGAGAATTTGATATAGATGAAGAAGAAGGGTTAATATACCTTGGGAACGACTACGATTTTGACTATGTAGTTCTAGAGTATATGTCTTCTCCTGCTAGTGACCCTGATTATAAGATACCTATTCAGATAAGAGAAGCTGTTTTGTCTTTTATTGCCTGGAAAGATATTGAGCATTTGCCATTAGGTAGAAAGGCTAGTCTAGGCGACAAGCAGCTAAGACGTAAGGAATATTACAACCAAAAGAGAAACGCTAACTTAAGAGAAACTCCTATGTTCCTTTGGGATGCAAATGAGGTTATTAGAATGGGTGCTAAACTAGCAGTTAAGATATAATATGAAAATAGAAAGGAAGACTTTTTCTGGCATAATGAATTTAGATGACCCAAGAGAGGTGTTCCCTCCTAGTCATCATAGGGAGGCTAAAAACGGCGTCTTTAGAGGCAATGGTACGTACAATAGGTACGAAAGCATTAGAGGTAACCAAGAGTCTGCAAATAGGGAATTAATAACAAACAATTGCACTATAAGAGGAGTAGCTAGAAGAATAGATTGCGGATTTAGCGGTATAGCTGTAAAAGTTGTTTCAGATTGTATGTTGCTTGGTAATGCAACAAAGATTACTGTTGTTGACCCTAATATAGCCGTTTCTAGTGTTGGAGCTTTCTCTGGAGCTTGTATAGGCGGTACGATTGATGAGTACATGACAGCGTATATCGGATTGAATAATATAGTTGTATCTGATACTACTTTTGAATTGGAAGTTAAGTACGTATATAGCGGGAATACATGCACTCTAGAAAATTTCTTTTATGCATATTTCACATTGGTAGTGCCAGCTGGAAGTAATGGTCAACAATTAGATATGTGTACTCAAGGAGCATATGTAGGATTTCCTTTCTCTATATGCTCAACTTGCGTAGTTAGTTGTAGTAATCCTGCGATAAATATATCATCATTTGATTGCTAGCGTAATAAAATTGTATCTTTGACAATAAAAATTAATTAATATGGCCCAAGTAGTAGACGTAACCTTAACAGCTATAGGAGCAGATACGGGCAATTTCACAGTTAGGGCACTTACAAATGCAGATGTGGAAATTGTTGTTTCAGGGGCATGGCCCAAAACAGCTCAAACATTCATTCAGAATGTAGCTAAAAGGTTTGCCGATGTACCAGATACTGCGTATAAACTTAAAGTTGAGTCAAATACCACATCTTGTACGAATTCATTAACAATGATTTTTTTAACTGCGTAATAAATGGCTTCAGTAAATCAATGTATAGGTTCTTGTTATGACGAGTTAAAGCATCGTGTGTTCTATTTTAACTGGAACTCAGATGGGTACAATGGCATTTATATGTACGATATTAAGACAAAGACTATTAAGCCTTTGCTTGTTTCATTGATTCACAGCACAACAGATATATTAAATTTTAGCCCAGATTATCCTATTGCAAGTGTAAATATATTATACAGGACAGAGGAAGATGGTGATATACTTCATTGGACTGATAGAAATCAGAGACCAATGAAACTTAACATAAAAGATGCATTAGATACGATATATGCATCAGATTGGAGAAAGGAATACTTAACCGTTTCAAGGAAAATGCCTCTAATAGCTCCTGTTTGCGCTTACGGAGATGACCTTACAAAAACTATAAATAACCTAAAAAGTAACCTATTCCAATTCAGTTACAGATGGGTATACAAGGATAATACTAAATCTACATGGAGCCCATGGAGCAAATCTTTTGCGCCATACAAGATAGATACACTTTCAATTGAAACTAATCCTTCTGTAAATAACTATATATCTGTTATGATTAATACAGGACCTAGAGATGCTATACAAGTAGAGTTCTCTGCTAGGGGAGTATTAGCGGGAGCGTACAGCGACAGATTTATAGTATATACTTTAGACAAGAAAAAGCTTTCAGTGGGAAACGACTTATCCTACACATATAAGTTTTACAACGATAGCACGTACCCTTACGCTAGTAAGTCAGAGAGTATTCAACTATTTGATTATGTGCCAAAGAAGGCTAATGCTCAAGAATTATTGAATGGTAATATTTTATCATATGGAGGAATAACTGAAGGAGTAACATTTGATACATCATTAAATGTAGCGAAGAACTTAACATATTTCCAAAACGCATATCCATTAACTATATCTAGCTATGCTGATGCTAGAAAGTGGACGTATGTATTATTTAACTCTCCTGTTATGGGAGATATCATTGACTTAAAGGTTACTATAGATGAAGGTAACGGAACTAAATATTTTCACATATTTAGTTATACTGTACTATCTGGTGACACATTAGCATCGGTAAATACTGCTCTTAAAGCATTAGTAGCAGCTTATCCAGGATTAACAACATCAGATGTATCTTATGCTAGTGGACAAGGCTTCACTATCGATGGTGGTATTTCTAAAACAATTACAGGTACTTACACAATAACATACTCTCCTAATACAAACCCATTAGATGTAAATACAGCAGTATTTAAACCAAACTCTACTTATAGATTTGGTATGGTGTATTTTGATGAGTTTGGCGTAACGAATGGAGTAGTTACTAATGATGTAATGGTAGTAAATACTAGAGAGGCTATATCTAGTGCTTTAGGAACTCAACAATTCGTTGTACCTAATATCCAGTTTTCTATCAACCATGCGCCTCCTTCATGGGCTAAATATTTCTCCTTTGTAAGAACTTCAAACCTAACATATAGTGATTTTAAATTTATTATATCTGACTTATCTTATGGAGTTTATAGAGATACAAAGTATGGATATATTAATATAAAAAATTATAATACGAATACTTCTGGATACCCTTCTTACGACTTTACAAAAGGCGATAGAATACGTATATACGGAACAAATAATGGGGCACTTACTTCCGTAAAAGATTATCCTATATTAGATATGCTAACAAAGCACCCTAATTCTAGTGTTACAGGTGATCCTAGTGCAGGATTCTTTTTAAAGCTAGAGTATGATAGTTCTTTCATGTCTGGATGGCCTACTAACCCTGCTTTATTATTCGGAGAGTATTATATAGAAGTATATACTCCTAGTAAGAATGCAGATGCATCTTCTCAATTATTCTATGAGTTTGGAGAAACCTATGCAATAGGTACAGATGTAAATAATAATAAGATACACTTAGGTCAGCAGCAGAATCAGATTATAGGAGCAGGTGCTCAGGCTGCAGTATATAACTTCTTTAGAGGTGATGTATACTTAAGACAAAGAGATAACATATGGATTTTTGATAGCTCTATATCTGATAAATTTGATTCTAAAGTTTCAGGTACAGGAAGAGCTTTTATTATAGATGAATTTGCGAAAGAAACATATTATCCTACTTTACATAGATACTCTCTTGATTATCAGCAAGGTACAAACGTTAATATGACAAATAGATTCTATGCTGAAAACATGGATGAGTACGATAGGCAAAAGGGTGATATTCAAAGGTTTAAGGTAAGAGGTCGTCAATTAAGAGTGTTTCAAAGTAGAGCATGTGGAGTTGTTCCTATCTATCAAAACATTATGCAGACCGGGTCAGGTGACAATGTGATTAGCCAAAGCACAGAAATAGTAAATAGAATACAGTACTATAGCGGCGAGTTTGGTATAGGAAATCAATATTGCTCATTAGCTTCTTCTGCAAGTGCAGATTACTTTTCTGACCCAATTATAGGGTGTCAAGTAAGAGTAGCTAATGATGGATTAACTTCAATAACAGAATTATACAAAGGGCATTTTTACTTTACAAACAAGATAAACAAGTATCAAAAAGAGGTAACTAACTCATTCAATAATGGTAAGGCTAAGATACTTGGAGTGTACGATGCTTTTGAAGAAGAGTTTATCACATGTATGCAAGCATCGTCTAGTTCAGGAGATAACATGCCTGGAATTACATTCGGATTTTCTGAAACAAGAAATGCTTATACAGCTTTCTATGACTATTATCCTGAGTGGGTTTGTTCTGCAGGTAACCTTGTAATTAGCTGGAGAAATGGTAAACTGTGGACACATGATAATGAAACTAGCAGAGCTAACTTCTATAACACACAATACACCTGTTCTATTAAGTTAATATTTAATGAGACAGCAATCGTTAAAAAGCATTTTAATTCTATATCTTTATTGGCTAATGATTATTGGCTATCTCAAAATCAGGGAGATATATTAACTAATATGGGCAACGAATCTAAGCTTGTACAGGATGACTATAGAATCAAAGACGACAAGTACCATGCAGCATTTAAAAGAGATATGTTAAGTGTAGGTGGGCTGTATAATGGTAGAACTCTTCACGGGTCTTGGCTTGAAATAAATTTAAAAGCTTTAAGTCCACAAAACTTAGTAAATTTGTATTATATAGATTTGTCAATTTTAGAACCTTTTAATAATAGATAATATGGGTAATTTTTCTAAATTTTTAAACTTGGGTGCAAGTTTTAGTCCTGGTGGATTAGCTCTTCAGGCTTTACCTTCAGTTGCTGGACTTATGTTCGGCGAAAATAGCCTTTTTAGCGGGAAAGCTAGGCAAGCTAGTCAAAAGTTAATGAGTGATTTTCAAAAATCTCAAGCAACTCCAATAGATTCAGGATACACTGATTGGTATAATAGAATGCAGTCAATGGGTAATATGGGTCTTAGTGGGGCTACTCGTGGATTAATGAACGAATCTTTCGCTAGACAGCAGGGGTCTATGATGAGTGCTCTACGTTCTAAAAGGTCTTTATTAGGGGGTATAGGTCAAGTTGCAGATGCAGGTAATGAATTCCTTAAAAGACAGGCAGAAATGAATGAAAATTTATTAAGACAGAATAGGATGGCAGCTGCTGATGCTGCATATAAGATGGGCGCAATAAGAACTCAAGATAGACTTAGAAAAGAAGATGAAGCTAGACAATTCTGGGGAATGAGAAAAGCTGAATCTAATCAATCTGTATCTAGGAACTTGGCTGGTATTGGTCAAGCAGTTGGCTCTCAATCTTACTACTCAGCAATGAATAAAGTATAACAATAAAACATAAATAACCTATAAAATGGCGATGTATCAACCTTCTTTCGTAGACACAACTGGATTTACTTCTGGAATAACAGCTGGCATTAATAGAGCCATGGATTACAGAATGAGACAGGATAGACTATTTGCTAGTTCTATGGATGATTTAAGGAGGTCTTATGACACGAAAAAAATGAGAACAGGGGATGTTACGAAATTTTTAGGCGCATTTGATCAACATAAAAATGCTTTAATTGCATACACTAGGGTCAATAACAGCAATGCTAGTGCTGATGAAATATATCAAGCATCTCAAGATGTTGAGAATTCTAGAATGAATATGGATAATATTTTTTCTAAATCATCCGAAGTTTTTGGAAAACTAAAGCTTTTTAATTCAGCTAGTCAATCTATGTTTAAGAATGGTATAGAGCCTGTTGGTGAATTCAAAGATGCGTTTAATAAGCTAAGTAACGTCGATTTGGATTTAATAACAGATAATGATATTAATATAAATCCATTTGATTATAAGACGCTAGCTAATGCTGATGACCTTAAAGATATTGATGCTACTATTTTAAAGAACATTACATTCTCTCAAAAAGACGAGGCTGTTGTTGATGGTAATGGAGTTCCTGTTTCATTAAAGATAGAGGCTCCTAGTGTCGGTAAAACACAAGGAAAGGTTTATAATATTCCATGGATGGCTAAAAAAGAGAAAAGAGATCCAGATGCCGTATCTATCGCTATTCAATCTAATTTTAATTTGCCTGGTGGCGAAAAAATAAAGAACTACGCTTCTAATCAGATTAATAATTTAGCTAAATCATTATCTATTGATGAAAATAATCCAAACACTACCCCTGCTCAAGTTTCAGAAAAAAGAATGGCAGAAGCTACTTTTGGTAAAATAAAAGCGTCATTCCCTTCAATAAAAGATGTTAAGGATATCCTTCCTTCTCAAATTTACGCTGTAGAAAGAGGTTTATTAGAAGGTAAAATTAAAGGGTTCTACTACAATGACGATGAGTTTAAATTAGTTATGCAAAGAATGGGCGCTGATTTTGGGATGGATATGAGAAGCGCTTCAGCTGCTTTGGCAGTGCAAAATGCGGCATTACAAGCTAATTCTGCAGCAAATTCTGCGACAATGAGTCTTCTAAGATTTGCATTAGGCGGAGGCACGACTATTGCTCCTGATATTATTGATCAATTAAAGAATTATGGCATTACATTAGACCCTGCAGCTCTTAAAATTATAAATCAAAATAAATTAAGTGGAGGCAAGAAACCTAATGCAATCCTAGATGCATTAAGGGCTCTTCAAAAATAAAAAGGGTATCAAATAGGGCAAAATTCGTTAGATTTGCATATTATAAAGATACCAGATGGCGGATATTAACAACCCTCAGACACCAGACCCAAAGAGTATTAAGCCAGCTCCTAAGAAGCTTCCCGCTAATGTTCTTTCTATTATGAAGCGGATTAAAACCGTTCAAGATGCTGCTGATGCTGAGTTTAATGCTTTAGGTGAATACGCTACTAGAAATACTAGATATAACCGTGATTTAATAAATCAGCAATTCACTCGAACCACAGCACCTAATACTATTACAAATACTAGGGAGGCTATTGAGCAGAAGTGGAAGGATAATGCAGATAAAGCTGTTGCATTAAAAGTTGTAGACGAGTATGACGCTATTAATAATAGCCTTGATGCATATTTAAAACAAGAGTCTAAGTTTGGCCAAAACTTTTCAACAGTATTCAATCCAACTACAAAAAAGTTTGAAAACGTTGACCCGTATAGTCATCCTTCTGTAATTGCAAAAAGAAAAGAGTTAGAGTACGGATTAAAAACAGGTCAGTTTGAAATAGATAAAGATGAATTAACGGGACTTCCTATATTATTTTCTTTATATAACGCTCCTCTAACATCTTTTAGTAAGGCTATCGAAAAAAGCGCAAATACTACTATTGACACTAGGGGATTTCTTTCATTATCTACTGAAGAAAAGGTAAAGCGTATAAAATATGAGAACGCATATGGCCCAGCATATCTTCCTCAAAAACCAGAAGGTTTTTCTTCAGTTACAAATTTTATAGGAGGAGTTACATTGCCATTATTAAAAGCTACTGCTTTTGGCATGGGAGCTGCTACTATTGGACGACTTAACCCTGCTTTAGGAGAAGCTTATGGAGCAGAGGCTTTGGCTAATCTAAATAAGCTAGGGAATACCATATCTTGGATTGGAGACATGACTGAAGGAAATCAGTCTGCTGCCATAAAAAAATATTATAATTCTAAATTAAAGGCAAACCCAAATATAAATCCCGTAGAATTAATGAGGGAAGCTGAAGCACTTGGGGGCATTACGGGAGCTGTAACGGGGACGCTAGAAGCTTCTTTGATGGGCGGCGCTTTTAGTAAACTAGCCCCATACCCTGGCATATCAGCAGCTGCGAGTAAAATAAATACAGCCCCATTGTTAGAGTCAATGGCTAATAGTAGTAAAAAAGGTGTATTACAAAAAGGATTAGCTCCTCTTGTTCCTGTTACAAAAGAGGCTGCTAAAATAGGAGCAATATCGGCTACTACGCCAGTAATCACTGATGTTGTTTCTAATATTGCAGGTGCTGATATTTCAGCTGAAGATACCATGAAAGAAAGCATAGAAAGATTCAAGTCTGGTGCTGAGATGGTATTTGCTTTTGGTGGATTACCTGCTGCTGCAAAAAGTTCTAGGGTACTTGCTGAAACTATACCATTTGTAAGAGATGTTAATGCTCAAAATATTAAATACGCACTTGCTATGGTTACAGGTGCTGCAAGAGATATTCAGCCTTCTGTTATGCATCAGGCTAAAGTAATTGCTTATGAACTACCTCAAGGAGAAGTAGAAGCACTAATACAAGAAGGAGAAACACAAGGCATTTACGAGCAAGGTACATTAAAGCAGTACAAAACAGATAAAGAATTATACGACGAAACAGATGCTCAAGTTCCTACGGATATACCAAAAGAAAAAAGAGACATCATAAGAGGTATTCAAGTTAAGATAAATAAGCTTACCGAAATGGCTAAAAGCCTAGGTAAAGTAAGCCCTCTATTAGACAGGATAAATAAAATGAAAGACCAGCTTGATGAAAAAGCTGTAAAAGTTCTTGAATCAGAAAATCCTTTAGAAGTAGATGCTACTTATGAAGCAAAAGAAACTACTGCAGAAGTTCCTCCCGTTGCTGCTCCAGAGGGTAAGCCTATTGAAGCAAAGCCTATTGAAGTAAAGCCAGCAGAAACGCCTACTGAAGCAAAACCCGCAGAAACTACACCTATTACAGAACAAAAAAAACCTACAGAAAATGCCACTCCAAGCGGCCAAGAGCCAAAAAAAGAAAGCGGTGCAACAGGCGATATCGTCGAACCTACGGGAACTCAAGTCATCAAAGACCAAGAGACCACTCAAGCAGATGTTGGCGATAGCAATATCGGCGGCAAAACGAAACCAAAAGTAGAGACTACTAAGCTAGAGGTAGAGCCCGAAAAAAAGACCCCTAAAGAATTTAACAATAACGAAACAGCTACTGTGTTCGGCAAGATGAAAAAGGCTGCCGAAGAGTATCTATCCAAAAAAGTAGATGACTTCTCTGGTGCTTCTAGAAAAGCATTAGCTACATTGAAAAACTCTGCGTTCTATAAAGGATTAGATAAGAATGAAAGAGAAAAGTATGTGCTAGCTGCTACTAAATTTTTTGAAGGCAAGTTGCCTCCATCCCCTTCAGTTCAAAGACTTCTTGGAATAGCTAATGACGCTACAAATGTTGTCAATAACATGGCTTCTTTAAACGAGAATATGAAGTTACAGGCAAAAGCAGCCAAAGACACTGAGATGTGGATTAAGGGTACAAGAAAGGCTATTAGTAATGGGCTTAATGAATTAAAGAAGAAGGGCGTTATTAAAACAGCTCAACTATTATCAATACTTAAGAAGTATGATTCATTAAATCTTAAAAATAACGATGCTATAAATGATTTTACATCTTATGTTACAAAGATTGTAAATGATGCTAATTATAACAATAAGCTACAAACAGCATCTAGGTTAAATGGCTTAATTAACAAGGCTTCTAAAATGAAAGGAAAGCAGGTTAATTTAATATCTGCTGCTAAAGAATTTTTAGGAATAGACCCTAGTAAAATAGAAGATATAGACGGATACATTGAAAGAGCTAGTGTTGTTTTAAATGGTATCAGGTCTTCAAAAACAAAAGGATTAGAAGCTAATTTTTCAGATGCATTTAGAAGTTCAGATATAATAGAATACGCTAAAGAGCAAAAGGCTAAAATAGAAGAATCAAAGAAGCAATCTAAATTAGAAGACTACAATGAACTTGTTGAGTCTGGCGTAATATCAAAGGATATGTCTTTTGATGAGATTGACCAAATTATAGGAGCTATAGAGCAAGGAAAAGAAAGCGATATACCTGATATTAGAGATAAGGCTAGATATGTAAGAGCTTATGTAAATAAGAGATTTGATTCTGTATCTGCTATAGTTAAGTCTATGTTAGACAGAAATGTTGACCCTTTTACTGGCATGCAATTATCAGATATATCTAGTGCTGATAGAGTTAGGCTTAACACTATTATTGGTATGGGTTTAAACGACCTGCCATTAAAAGATGCATATACTGTAGTAGAAGCGTTAAACAACTTTGCAGTTAATGGAAAAGTATCTAATCTTGATTCAGCAATAGCTATTGGAGAAGCGTATCAAGGAGGCAAAATACTTGAATCTTATGGAATAAAATCTTTAACAATCAAGTCTCTTTTTGGTAGAAAAGCAGCTAGATGGTTTGCTGCCGATATGACTAGCTTACCTGTATTATTTGATAAAGCATTTGGTACTAATAAATCATTACTTGTTCAAAAGTATATGGGAATGTCTTCTTTAATGCGTAATAAGAATATGGCAGAGAAGATTTACCAAGAAGCGTCTAAAGAATATACAGATAAGTTTGTTGGAAAATATGGAGGAATTTTAAAATCTAAAACAAATCCAAATGGATTAAGATTTGATGCCAAAGAAAATATATATGAAAGAGGCATGTTAGCCTTTATGAGAAGAAATAGGGGTGGCGATGAAGCTTCTGTGGCTAAAGAGTTTAATAGAAGAAAAACTTTATTGCAAGAAACTATCGACGCATTGAGAAGCAGAGGCGGCGATTATGGGAAGATGGCTGATTTATACCAAACTGCTTTTGATAAACTTGTAAGGGATTCTAAAAATTCATTAGAGGTAGATTCTAAGGCAGATAGTGTAAACCTAGAGGCTGTTAATTGGTGGACTAATCAGTGGGGTAAACATTATGAAAAAATGAAAGATGTTAACCTTAACATATACAATCAGGATTTAGGATTTCATAATAACTATACTCAAGACACTTACGGGAAATTTGATAAGAGCGAAACTCCAACATCTATGGACCCATTGTCTGATAATCCATTCTTTTCTAGCTACGATTACATACCTGACGTAAAGAGCGGAACATTAATGAAGACAACAGACCCTGAAATGTTACCTAATGGCAAGTTTATTGATTTAGATTTTGACTATAATAGTAATAGGGCCCTTAAAACAGCACTGACTAATATACATACAGCCAAAGATTTAAGGCAAGTTAAAGCATTTAGGGATTCTCCATTCTTTGATAAAATATTTAATCAAGAAGACGGCAATGTATTTAAAGGAAAGATTAGCAATTATGCTAAAAGAATGCAGAATAGAGACATAGCAGAATCAAGGGAGTTTAGCAATGTAGGAAGGTCTTTATCCGTTGCTGCCACAACAGCAGTATCAACTGCCTTATCTTCATTTGCACAACCATTCAAACAGCTAGCACCATCAATGCATACGCTTATAGCTACTAATGGTAGATTAGCTATTAATGACGCACTTAACGCAGATGCGCATGATTTTTTAGATAGAATCGGGTATGGTATATCTAATAGAGGCATGGGTTCTCAATTTAGCATGGAAAGAGTAAGCTCAATGCTCAGACAGGCTGATGATAATGCATTAATGAGAGGCGTGAGAGCGTTAGGAAAAATACAAGAAGCAAAGCTAAAAATATTTGTTGGATACTCGGATATACTTACAGCTAGAATGGCTTGGTTATCTTATTATAAAGATGCCTTAAGAAAGAAAGGAGAGGATGTTTCTAATCTAGATTGGAAAACTCATGAGATAAATAAAGATGCAGCAGATTACGCTGAACAGATGACCAATGTGAGTCAGAACGTATCCGATACAGATTTACAAGGCACATTCATTGGCTCTCAAGACCCTTATCATAAGGCATTCAAGAATACTGTAATGACCCTAGCAAACTACACAATGAACCAAAAGGCAAAAGTTGGTGGTAATATTAGAGTTGCTTTAGGTAAAGGGGTTGCTGCGGAAGATAGAAGTTTAGCTGTAAAATCGTTAGCAGGGACAGCTGCCGAGATGTTTGTATATAATGCTATATGGCAGATGGCTAACAATATTCAATGGGGTATTGCAGATAAGATGTCAAATACTACTCCTTCCCAAGAAGAGAAAAGAAGAAGAGAATTATCTTCTAAAAGAACTACGATTACAAACTTAACAAACGACTTATTCTCTCCTCACCCTATTATGAACGATGGGTTAGATAAGCTAATTAATTTTGGCTTAGAAAAAATAGATCCTGATACTCCAAAAGCATTTGAAGTTAGATTATATGATGGAGGAGGTGCTGATGCGTGGGCTAAAAACTATGGAGTAGGAGGTATCCTTCTAAAGAATATTATGGATGCTTCTAAGTATAATGATATAGCTATAAGTGGAGAGGTAAAGACAGAAGACCCATTTGGGGAAGAGCAGGTTAAAAAATTAACAGGAGAAGATAAAAAGATTGCTATGTCTTGGATGCCATTAGTTATTGCTGGAAGAACATTAGGGTTTTCTGATATGAGCAATGTTTCTAATAAAATTATCAAGAATCTTAGCGCTAGGGGAATGTCAGAAGAAAATGCATTAATTAATAAGGCTATAGATATGGTTCCTGCTGAAGAAGGTAAGGCTACCATAGTCGATAATAAGACCATCAACCAAGCTGCAGCAGAAGCTGTTAAATTCAAGGATCCTGAATCTAGAGCTAAATACTTATTGGATTTAAAGAAGAAGTATGGAGCTGAACTTTGGTCGAAAGAAATAGATTTAATATCTGACCCTAAATTAGGTATTATTGACGGAGGTACGGTTGCTTTCATGACAGCTATGGCCAATAATGACCAAGATGCCATGAAGGTATACAGAGCTTTCTCATTAGCCAAACCAGAGGCCAAAGTAGAGTCTCTTGTTAGGACTAAACAAGAAATAGGCTCTGATAGATTCTTTAAGAAGGTTCGCGGTATTCTAGACATGAAAATGCTTAGTGATGATGCGATAGTATTATTTGCAAAGAAGCTAGACAAGAAAGATCTTGACAAATTCATTAAGATATATGCAGAGTTTAGCAAACAAGAGCAAGCGGCTGCTGATGCAGAAGAAGAGGCTAAAAGACTTGAGGAGCAGAGAAAGGCAGCATCAGATGCGTTAGGCACTGAACAATAGTACATCAAAATAAAGCTTTTTAGGTATATTTGCATAAACAAATAAATATGCCTTTTACAACCTCGGTAAGTATCACTCAAGGGGCAGACTGTAGCCAGTTCACCATTACAGATAGTTCAACATACAATGTTGAGGGAACAGGCACGTTTTCTGCTAGAAAACTTACTATACAGAAATCTGATGGGTCTTACCTTAAAATAGGTACTAGAACCTATAATCAATACGTTTGGCCTTTTACTGATGGCAATAGCATTATTATATCAGGCGTTGATGATAAGAATGTTCCTTATATAGCTACAGACTATGCTTTTAATATTATATTAGCATTAACATCTACTAGCCCACAAGTTAACTCTGTATATACTAAATCAGAGCTCCCTGTGTTTGTCTGCTACACAATGAGTGCATTCTTCTCTAACACATATAAAATGTCTATTGATAATGGACTAGAGAAAGACTATAAATTTGTAAAAGATGTTATGAGACTATTTATGGAACAAGAGTCAGGTAAAAAAGCAGGAGCTGATGGAGATATCGGAGCTGCTCAAGGTTGCTTAGACAGAGCTAAACAAATTTCTGATGCACTTAAAATAGGATATTAATGTCTTATACTCTTCCTCAAATATCAGAGATACTATTAAAAGCAGATAAGACGGTCTACAGGCTAGGAGCCATTGCCTATGATGACATGTTTGCTGAAGATAGCGAGGCGCTTGATTATGAAAGAGATATTATTTTTATATACAAGAAATGTGTAGAATGGGCAGATGATTTCTATGTTGGGAATACTAGGTTAGACAGCGTTGTAGAGAGATTGTCCGCAAAGGTTAATATATATGACTATGGTAAACTAACTCCTATATATTCAGATTCTGTAACACAGAATGCCATATCTACCGTTAGCCCTTATGTATTAAAAACAACAAACCTTTCGCTAGGACAAGGACTATTTGGTTCAAATAATTTTACTCAAGAAACTGTTTCTATATCAGTAGACTATGATTATGTCAAGTCTCAAGTAAGAGAGAACTATGTTCATGACCAACAAGTAGCATCTAGTTCATGGGTAGTGCCTCATCAGTTAAATAAATATGCTTCCGTTAGTATAGTGAACACAGCTAACCAAGCTATAGTAGGGGATATAACTTATAATTCATTAAATCAATTAACAATAACATTTACATCACCAATAAGCGGTAAAGCTTATATAAATTAAAATTAAAATGCAGTTTCTTACCAACCTCGATTTAACTAAAAATCAGATTCTAAACGTAGCGTTACAGAATCTATCTTCACCTCCAGGCTCACCTGTTGCAGGTCAAGTTTACTACAACACAGTCGATAAAGCTATCTACTTTTGGGATTCCACTCAATGGGTGAACATCTCAGGTGATATTACCGCAGTTGTTGCAGGGTCGGGTCTTACGGGTGGAGGTACAGGTGGCTCTGTTACACTAGATGTAAACGTAGATAACGCTACAATTGAAGTAGATAACGATATAGTTCGTGTTAAAGACCTAGGGATTACTACATCAAAATTAAACGATGGTGCTGTAACTACTATTAAAATTGGAGCAAACCAAGTAACATTGGCAAAGCTTGCTCAGGTTGCTAACAATACCGTAATTGGTAATACATCAGGTGGAACTGCAACACCTTCTGAAGTTGTTATTGTAACTGACTTAGCTAGTGCTAGTTCAACTACACTTGCTACATCTGCTGCAATTAAAACATATATCGATACTAACGTAGGTAACCTAGGTAATCTAGAGGGAGCATGGGACGCTTCAAGTGGAAGTTTTCCTGTAGGCTCTTCTCCTGTAGCTGGCACAAAAGCTGGTGATTATTGGTATGTAAGCGTAGCTGGTACAACAGGCGGCGTAGCATTTAATGTTGGAGATGTAATTGTTGCCAAAGTTAATAATGCTTCTACATCTACTGCTTCTGATTGGATTCAATTAGAAGTTAATAGAGACCAAGCTACAGAAACTGCTTTAGGTTTAGCAGAGATTGCTACCCAAACAGAAGTAAATACAGGAACTGATGACCAAAGAATTGTCACTCCACTTAAGTTAAAAACTCTATTAGACAATAGAACAGGTGGATATGCTGCAAATATTGGTAACGGAACTGCAACTTCTTATGCGGTATCACACGGATTGGGGACAACTGATGTAAACGTTATGTTAAAAGATAATAGTACTTTAGCACAAGTTTTTGCTGACGTAGTTATTACAGACGCAAATACGGTTACAGTTAGTTTCGCAGTAGCACCTGCATCAAATGCTTACAGAGTTATTATAAAGAAATAGAAGTAAATGCAAATATTATCTAATTTATCCTTATACGGAACATTAGGATTAAATTCAGTAGCTGACGCTAATACTGATACTGACAAGTTTCTTGTCATAGATTCTAATGGCATAGTAAAATACAGAACAGGCCAAGAGCTCTACAATGATATTGGAGCAGGTGGAGCTGCAGCTTATACGTCTACGCTTCAGCATGAAGTAAAGGCGGGCGTAGCTCTAACTAAAGGCCAGGCTGTATATGTGACAAGTGCTGATGGCACTAATATGATAGTTAGCAAAGCTTCAAACGCATCAGAGGCTACATCAAGCAAAACACTAGGGCTAATAGCTCAAGACCTTAATATAAACGGAAAAGGGTATGTTATTACAGAAGGATTACTATCTGGATTAAATACAATGGCTGCAGGAACAGAAGGTGACCCTGTATGGCTAGGAACAGATGGCAATTTAATATACGGGCTAGGTTCTAAGCCTTATGCTCCCGACCATCTAGTTTTCATTGGTATTGTTACTAGAAAAAATGCTAATAACGGAGAAATATTTGTTAAGGTACAGAACGGATTTGAGCTCCAAGAGCTTCACAACGTTCAAATAACATCTACTCCTTCTGATAATACAGTTCTAGCGTATGAGACTTCTACATCTTTATACAAGATGAAGTCGATACCTGCATTGTTAGGATATACTCCTACAACTAATGCTAGAACATTAACTATAAATGGAACTTCTTACGATTTAAGTGCAGATAGAAGTTGGTCAGTAGGTACGCATACAGGTAATTTAACTACAGGATATGTACCTAAGGCTACAGGAACTACAACATTAACAGATAGTTTAATATACGATAACGGAAGTGCTATCGGAATTAATACAAACTCTCCATACGAGTCTTCAGCTTTTAAGCTAGATGTAAATGGTGGAGTGATTATTAAAAACACTAATGGCACAACTGCTCAATTAATATTAATAAATTCAAATCCTGCTACGGGAGGTAATAATGGATTCGTTCAATTAAGTGCTGGTGGAAACACCGCCACAGCATTTGGACAATGGCAAACATATTATGGAATGTCTGTTGCTTCAGGAGCATTAAGGCTTCAACCGGCAGGTGGTCAAGTTCTAATTGGAACAACAACAACATCGGCTTTTACTACTGATATAAATGGAACATTAAGAGTATCAGGTCAATTAACATTAGGTTCAACAATAAGTAACAATACTTATGTTTATACTATGCCAGGAGCTTCGGGAACTTTAGCTCTTGTTAGTCAAATACCTAGCTTGAGCGGATACGTTCAAACTTCTAGAACATTAACAATAAACGGAGTTTCTTATGACTTATCAGCTGATAGGTCTTGGTCCATTGCTGCAGGTATATCATCGATAGCATCAGGTACAGGTATAAGTGTATCTACTGTTAGTGGTGTCGCAACTATAACAAACACAGGATTGTTAAGTGCAGCATCTGGAACAGGTATATCAGTAAGCACATCTAACCAACAAATAACAGTTACTAATACAGGTTTATTGAGTGCCGCTTCAGGTACAGGTATTTCTGTTTCTACGGCTAATCAGCAAATAACAGTTACTAACTTAGGATTATTAAGTGCCGCTTCTGGAAATGGTATTTCGGTAAGTACAGCAAATCAACAAATAACAATTACCAATACAGGTATTCTTTCTTTGATTTCTGGAACAGGTATTAGCATATCTACTGTAAATGGTGCTGCTACTATTACAAATACAATTACAAATAACAATCAGCTTACTAATGGTGCAGGATATATCACGTCTTCTGCATTAACGGGCTATGCTACACAATCTTACGTAAATACAGCTATTTCTAATTTAGTAGATTCAGCTCCAGGGACATTAGATACACTTAATGAGCTTGCGGCAGCTCTTGGCGATGACCCTAATTTCGCTACTACTATTGCAGCTTCTATTGGCGGTAAACAGGCGCAACTCAACGGAACAGGTTTTGTTAAAGCGTCTGGCACAACAATTACATATGATAACTCTACATACTATTTAGCTAGTAATCCTAGTGGATACATAACAGGTATTACATCAGGAATGGTTACTACAGCATTAGGATATACTCCTTATAATAGTAGTAATCCTAGTGGATATGTCACATCCTCAAATTGGGCTATACTTGGCGGTGGTGTTAGCTATAATATAGATAGAACTACAAAAGTAAGTAGCGGTCTTGCTATATATAGTGCTTATACTGGAGGAGCTAATAGTCCTACTACTTATGATATATCTTCTCAATATGTTATATCTGGTAGAGCCATGGAGATTGCTGCTTCTTGGCATTCTCCAAGTGCTGTAATGTATTTTAGAACTTTAAGAGATTGTTGTGAAAACTGGTCTGCTTGGGTTACGATGCTTTCTTCTGCTAACTATAATGATTATGCTCCAACAAAAACAGGTGGTGGAGCAAGTGGTAGTTGGGATATATCCGTTACCGGTAATGCTGCAACAGTAAGTGTTAATAGCAGTTCAGGAGATAATTGGTATAATGTACTATGGCATAGTGGTAATACAATATATAATACTCCAGTTAGTAGTGGTGTTACCATCTATGCTGCTGGAGCATATTTAAGAGCCAACTATTTTAATACATATGGTGGTGGTAGTGAAAGAAATGGTTCAGGACTTAGTTATGTAGCTGGTTTTAATTCTAGTGATTATTATATTAGAAGTTACAACTCAACAGCAGTAGCTTCTTTCTTAGGACTTGGTTCTATGGCTTATGCTTCTACAGGTTCTTACTTACCACTTTCTGGTGGTACTCTTACGGGTACTTTAAGTGGAACATCAGCAGGGTTTACAGGGAATGTTACTTGGCAAGGAATAAATAATGGAAATCCACGTTCGTTAGCTATAGGATATTCAGGAGGAAATTATGGTCAAGCAGGATATGGAGTTACATATACAAGTGGTGGTGCACACAACTATGCTATAAATGATATAGTTTCTCTTTGGGAAGCATATGACGGAATAAGGGTTCTTGCTGCCGGAGCTGGTACTGTTGGGACTGCAATATCTTGGACAACTGTGCTTGATGCAAGAAGAAATACATTTTCTTGGATGGGCAATACAGTTATTCATACAGGCAACTATTCATCATATGCACTACCATTAGGAGGTGGAACTATGAGTGGTCAAATTTACGGACCATCTATTGATTCAGGTGCATATGGGGGGCTTATACAAATTAGAGAACGCGGTTATGTTTCTAATGGTCAAAGTGATTGGAATTATAGTCCAGCAATTACATTCCATTGGGGTAACAGATTTGCTGTAAGATTAGGTTTTGATTATCAAGGATATTTGGCTGTTGATAATGTAAGGTTTTTAAATGCAGGCAACTACACATCTTACTCACCATCTTTGACAGGCTCTGGTGCGAGTGGTACATGGGGTATTAATATCTCTGGTGTAGCATCTCAAGTTTCTATTAACTATAGTAATGATTCAAACTCTACTTATCAGCTTTTATGGGGAAGCGGTAATAGTGTATATGGCACAGCAGGAGTATATGTAAATCCTTACGATGACAGGGTGTATGCTAACTATTTTAGTTCAGTATACTACATGGATGTATATACATCAGCAGGGTCAGATTATTTAAGGATAACAGATAATCAAGTGTATAGACCAGGTGGTGGTGGATTATATTTAAACTGGTCATCAAATGCGAATGTATTTATTACAGGTTCTGGTGGAGGTTATGTTGGTGTAGGTAATAATTCGCCATCATATAAACTTCATGTTAGCGGTGATATATATGCGAATGGTGGATGGTTAAGGGTAAGTGGTAGCGCTGGTATATACTTTGAATCTTATGCAGGTGGATGGAGAATGACTGACTCATCTTACATAAGAGCTTATAATGGTAAAGCTCTTAGTATGGAAGGAGCTAGCGTAGACTACGTTGGCTCTATCTACATGAACGGTGGCGTTTACATTCAAACAAGCAACAATAGAAACCTTCAGGTAAAAAGTACAGGTGGTGCAGATAATGGTATATTAGGGAGAGGAAGTAGTGACCAGTTTGCTTATCAACTTTATGGTGATGGCGCTGGTAGCTATGGTTTTTTAAATGGCGCATGGGCAGCTTGGGATTTACGAAAAGCTACTAACGGAAGGCTTTATATGAATGATAATAATGGATATTATCTTCAAACTAATAGTGATAGTTATGTATATAGACTAGAATCTGCTACTGACTTACGTGCTCCAATCTTTTATGACTCTAATGATGGAAGCTATTATTTAGACCCAAACTCTACATCTAATATTGCTGCGTCATATATAGGTCGTGTACTTATCAATTATGACGGCACCGATACGTGGTTCAGAATGCAGTCTGGCAACCGCATGAGGATTACTACTACAGGCGGTACAGACTTTATTATTCCCAACACAGGTAATATGACCTATAATGGCAATAATGTATGGCACGCAGGAAACGATGGTTCTGGCTCAGGACTAGATGCGGACTTGCTTGACGGGTATGACCAGTCATACTTTTTCTCTAAAGTAAACATGGATGCTGCTAGAAATATTGTCTCTGGAACTAATCTTGATACTGACTTAGAGAATGGTGGAGCGTATAGTTCTTATGGCGCAGGGGGCACTAGCTGGAACGCACCTTTTTCTTATGGTGGTGTTATAGGATTTGCATTTACATCTGGTATTAGAGCACAGTTTGGTTTTGACATTAGACATACTCAGTCAAATTATGGTGACTTATGGTATAGAACAAAGAACAATGTTGGTTACGCAACATGGAGAAAAATATGGCATACTGGAAATCAGGGAAGTGGCTCTGGACTTGACGCTGATACAGTAGATGGATACCATGCTACTAACGCTGCTAATGGGTTAGCATACTACGCTTCAAATGGATATTTATATGCTCCTTCATGGATTAATGTAGGAATTGCCGGTATATTTTCTGGTACTAATAATGCACATATAAGACCAAATCAAAGTAATACATACGGAGCTTGGGAGATGATTGGTTCAAGAAACGGATGGTCAGGTATTTGGTTTAATGATAGTGGTAATACCCTAATGATGAACTCTTCCGAGTCAGGACATTATATGAATGGGTATGGTTGGCAGTATAGGTGGTACCAGGGTACTATGTATACAAGCAGAAGTACGTATGGAGGTGGAACGGAGTTTACTATTCTCGATAGTGGCAACTATACATCATGGGCTCAACAAAGAGTATATCAAGGTCAGAGTGCTGGTGACTGGCAGACTTTTACTAATGATGTTGGAGAGTTTAGAGTGGATGAGGTGCTTAATATAAATGCAGGTGGTCACAGTAATCAACCACCGAATGTTTATACATATGGGGGTGTATTGTCTTGGAGGTTAAATAATCATAGTTTTCAGTTATATGCATCTCATACAGGTGACATTACTTTTAAAACACAATGGGGGAATGACAACTACTCAGGATGGAGAAGAATATTGCATGAAGCTAACTATAATAGTTGGGCTCCTAGTTTAACTGGTGGCGGAGCTTCTGGTACATGGGGGATATCAGTTACTGGCAGTTCTGCTAGCATCTCACTTACAGGAATTTCTTCTGTCAATGTAAATAACAGTCAAACTGCAGTTTATCGTACCGAATCTGGGTCAGGTGCAGCACTAGCATATGCTCCAGTATTACATGTTGGTGGTGGTGATACCATGTGGCAAGTTCAAGGTACATATGGAACATCAGGAAATGGTACATTGTATTTTAGACAAGGTTATAGTGGTAGTTGGGGCAATTGGTTGACTATAATTTCGTCAGCTAATATAGGTTCTCAATCTGTTTCCTATGCTTCAAACTCAGGAGCTCTTAATGGATATGGTAGCTCTAATTACTTAGGTAAGAATGGTAACTCTTATTATCAACAAGATACTTGGATACAATCTACAGGAAGTCATGGTCTTTACGCTCCTTCATCAGGAGCTGGTACTCACTGGTTTCCTGGTATATCAGGGTCTTATGGGTCTTGGAGAATAGAAGGGTATAAGAATAGTTATTATGGTATTGAACTTGCAAATGGTACTGTAGTAGGAATGATTGATACCACAGGGAATGGTGGTAACTGGGACCCTAGTACAGGATGGCACTTTTATTGGTACGAGAGTCATTCTTGCTTAGGTATTGGAGGCTCTAGTACAATTAGTGGCTATAGAGCTAAAACAAATGGTAGCCATTATGTAGACGGTCTTTTATATGCAAGTAACTATGTACAAGCGGCTAATAATGGTTATTTTGGTGGCGATGTAATAGCCTACTATTCTGACGCACGTCTTAAGGAAAATGTAAAACCACTAGAAAACGTTTTAGATAAAATAAGCAAAATTGGTGGTTATACATATACAGCGAATGACCTTGCATTACAAATTGGAGCTGCAGAAAATAAAGAACAGCGACTAGGAGTTCTTGCTCAAGAAATTAAGGAAGTGTTTCCTGAAGTTGTAACTCAAGCTCCTTTTGATAGAGACCCTTTAACAGGCGGTTCTGTTTCTGGACAAGATTATATGACTGTTAAGTATGAGCGTCTTGTACCTGTTTTAATACAAGCCATCAAAGAACAGCAGAAACAAATTGAAGACCTTAAATCTGAATTAAATGGCCTTACCAAGTAGTGGAACTATTAGTATGTCTCAGATTAATACTGAGCTAGCAAGGTCATCTACTGCCAATATTAGCTTAGATACGGCTGAAAATGGAGGATACGGAGCTATTAACCAAAACTCTTCTAGTAGGCCTTCTGCTAACAATCCTGCTGCCATGAGTGAATGGTATAGTTATAATCATACAGCAGCAGACCCTGATTTCTTATTGCATTTAAGGTCAAATGACTACACATCTTATCCAGGAAGTGGTACAACTTGGTATGACATTAGTGGAAATAGTAACAATGGAACTCTTACTAACAAGTACGCATCAAATCCAATTTATACAGGCTCTGGTTTTGAGTTTCAAGGTTCAAATGCATATTCGAGTTACCAATATGGTAGATATGTAAGTTTTCCTAACTACCAATTTGGTAGGGTAAATAGTCAAAACAGGGTTACTCTTGATGTATATTTTTATCCTACAGAGTCATCTTATCCAATGATATTAGCAGGGAATAGTTTTAATGGAGAAACTCCTACATATCAGGGATATCAATTATGGACATATGGAACAACTTTGTATGGAAGGATTTCTGGCGGAGGAACTACTTACGTAGATACTAGCTATTCTTTTTCTTTAAACACTTTTATACATGCTGTATTAACATACGATGGCTCTACTGCAAGATTATACGTAAATGGCTCATTAGTAAGCTCTTCTTCTATATCAGTTACTATGAACTATGCAGCACCTGGATTATTCTTAATTGGGGCTCAATATAACGCTGGTTATGGCACAAATACAGCAGAATTTTATACAGGGTATATAATGGTTGTCAGGCTTTATTCAAGGGCTCTTTCGGGGTCTGAGGTATCAACCTTATATTCCCAGGACACGGCGAGTTAATATAATAATTACCTTTGTAAAATAATAAAATAAAATGGAAACAATCGCAGATACATCATACAACCTTAATAATTTTGAATTCGTAATTAAGCCTGTTCAGAACTTTTCAGGAATTGACAATAGCCTGTTAATGGTAGGATTGTTGGCTATATTACTATTCGCGTGTTTTAAAGAAAACATCTCAATAGGATATAATAAGTATATTTGTAAACTAAAATAAATAAAGAATGAAAACAATTTATGTAGAACCAGCAAGCATTGAAATTAATGGTTCGTCTATCGGAACAGTTACCAAGGTAAGCATTAGCGGAAATTGTGAATTATTTGCAACTCAAGTTAGTGTATGGGTAAACATGATGTCAACTTCAGCTAGCTTTGCTAATAAATCTCTTGTTGTTACCGCAGGTGTTACCTCAACAGGTATTAATTGGGCAGCAGTAGAAGCTGATGTTCTTGATCAATTAGGATTAACTAAGTCAGAAGACCAAACTCCAGAGGCTCCTGTAGCTCCTTAATTTTCATAAAGTAACTATGAATCAAATAGAAGAGATTATTAAATCTTGGGCTATTTCATTCAACCCTACAGACGAGCAGCGCGAAATAGCTGCAAATAGACTCAGCATATGTCACTCTTGCGAGCATATTAAAAAAGAATTGCTTGCTGATAGATGTGGTATATGCGGTTGTCTTTTAAAGGGTAAGGTGTTTAGCCCTAAAGAAAAAGCTTGCCCAGATGGCAGGTTTTAATCTTTGGCAAAATATTTGCTTATCAATATAAGTTAATATATATTTGTAGGACAAACCTAAAAACATGGCAAAAGTTAAAAAAACACACCAAGAACTATTAAATTTAGTTCGAGCAGTAAATGTTCTTGTAAACAATAAAGAGCATGCTGACGCAAATACAAAAGGCGTTAAGAAGTTACAAAAGATAGGTGAAAAGATGAAGACTCATCTAGAAGCTTATAATGACAAACTTGATGACATTCGTTTAGAATGCGCTCATACAGACAAAGATGGCTCTTTGTTATTAGATGAGAATGGCGGATACAAATTTAACAAAGAAGGATTAAAAGAACTTAACAAGAAAGCTAAGACTTTATTAGCTGAAGAATTCGAGTTCTATCAGTTCACTTTCTCTACAGAAGGACTAGAAAAGTATGGTTTCCTTGAAGGATTCGTAGAAGGTCTAGAGTTTCCTGAACTAGCAGAAACTGAAGATGATGAGGATACTGCAGAAGTAGCTCAAGTTGTAGAAATTTAATATGTCAAAAACGTTATTATATAAGAAAAGCCTCCTTACATTGGGGGCTTTCTTATTTTCTATACTTGCGTATTCACAAGATATTGTGGTTGCAGAAGTAAAGAACTCAATAAAATTGGGCCCTTTAGCCGGGAACAGAAAACTAGAGTTCGGAGTTAAGAATATATTAGAAGAGTATTTACAGGAGAGCGGATACAATTTGTCTCCTAGCTCAAAAAATCAGATATTTGCAGAACTTATTTATATGGATGTGTTAAGCACGAAGAGCAACTTATCCATATTTCATAAGGATGATAACGCTGTTGTGATAAGAATGAAAGGATATATAATCAGAGATGGTAAAAAATCTAAAGAGTGTATCGTAGAAGAACAAGCAACAGAAGTATCAACATCAACGCTTATCATTAGTAACGATGGCAAGTTTAACCAACAGAATCTAAGCACAGCAATTAAAAAGTCGTGTAATTCATTGGTTAACAAGCTGCTATGATTAAAAAATTATTATTTCTTGTCACAGTTTTTCAAATATTTGTGACATCTTCAAGTGCTCAAATTAAATTCAGAGCGCTATCTTCCGTAGGTGGAGCATCTCTAAACAGAGGTGGAGAGTTTGATTACGTTATACAAGCAAATGGGAATGGCAATAGTAATACTAGACAATTGCTATTTGATGTTATGTATGACCAAAAGAACTTTGAAATTATATCAATAAACCATACAGGCACAGGAGGTAATGGCGGAGTGTTGCCACAGGGGTCTAATATACAATTATCTTGGACTAATTATCCTAACTATACATGGAACTCAAATACACAGAATAGTACGTCTAATGGTACTACAAACTACCAAAATCAAAACTATACGTTCAATGGGGCTAATGGAGATAATGCAATCATTAGAGCCACTTTAACCTGGGCAGGAACATCAGCTATGCCGTACACAGGATACGATAGAATGATTGTGGTTAAATTTAGGCTCAAGGCTGCAAGCACAGCTTATACATTTAATCCTATTAAATTAAACTTTGTAGCAGGTTGGACTAGCCAGGGTGTAGAAACGCCTACTATTATGGAAACTCCATTATTGACTACCGTTAATATGAATCAGAACTTTGGAAAGTTTGTTACAGCTAAAGTTGACTTAAACTCTGCTCTACAAGGCCTATCTTCTATAAGAGTTTCTTTTAGGGATACAGCTACAAATCAGGGTCAATTATTTAACGTGACATCAACAGGGGATGTTGACATTAATCAGTCGCTATTAGCTGCGAATAAAGTGTACGATGTTTCTGTTATGTACGAAATGGATAAATTATATGATATTTATAATAGCGCTATAACTATATCTGATTTCACAACAGCTCAAAGCGAGTTTACTAGCATGGGATTAGATGGCTCTAATGGTCAGAATTTAAAGACAGGTCAGTCTTTATACGCTGCCGACATTAATAGAAACCAAAAGATAGACGGAGGGGATTTGCCTAGATTACTTGCTCAAATTGCAGGGCTAGATACATTGGTTACATTGCCTGCTCAATACTCAAGAGGTAGTGGCGGATATATGAGTATACCTACATGGAAAGCTACTGACGCATCTAGCTACGCAGGTCAAACAGAGTGGTGTATTATTAATCCAAATAGCTATGGTCAAGGGATTAGCAGATTGTATATAGACATGAGAGAATTTGCGGGTACAGGAGTAGCTCCTAATCAAATAAAAAGCTTACAGATATTTGATATATATTCTGGTCCTGTAGAGTATGTAAGTCAAGACGCATCTTGGGCGTTCTTTAAAGTTCCTTCTAATATGAGTAAAGTTTCCGATGGAACTTCGTTGTATGCCGGTAACATTAGGAATGTAAATGGCACAAATACAGACTATGCTTTACAGGCTGAGTTTGACTTTAACATAAATCCTAATAATTCATGGGGATCGATTACTTCGTCTAATTGGAAGACAATAACAGTTCCTAAATTATACTTAAAGACGGGAGCTATTGGGACGAATCAATTTTTGGACTTAAAATATTTGTTATGGGGAGACGTTAATAGGTCGCATTCATCTAGGGTTGTTACATCCGAAAATGGAGCTCCTGTTATACAAGTTAATTCTACAGGAGGATTTATTAATACTCCAAACAATGTATCTGCAATAGACGTTACATTATCTAACATGACAATTACATCTAATTCAATAGAAGTACCTGTTTCAATCAACACTAATGGAGCAAACATGAGCGGCCTTCAATTTGAGTTTGTTTTTGATGAATCTAAATTAAAATTTGAAGAGCTTATTGCTAACGTTCCTAATTCTTGGTATATATTTGCAAGTAGTAAGAATGGAAGAGTTAAGTTCGGTTCACTAGACCAAACAAAGTCTATTCCAATTAAAGGAGAAAGCGTTCCATTTAAGTTGAAGTTTTCTGCAAAAGAAAGCGGTGTTGATATGCTAACTTCTATTAGAGTATCTCAGATAATGGACGCTAGTGATGACAAAGGAAATCAGCTAGGAATTAACTTAAACTCTACTCAAATAAAACTAACAGGTTATAAAAATTTTTAATATGAAAAATAAGTTCATTTTAGTTTGTATCGTTACGCTTATCATGATGGCTTGTACTAAAATAGATTTAGTGATGCCAGAAGTGATTGATTTAGGCGTTAAATCGACTTCAACATCTATTAAGTCTATAAAGCAATCAGCCAACATAATTACGGCTGAATTTGGCACTACTGCGGGGTCAAAATACTCTATTCAGATAGTTCCATTTGGCTCAGACCAACCTGTTAAGAAAGAAGGATTTACAGCATCTAGCGATGTAACAACAAAAGTATTAGACCTATCAAATTTGGATAAGAAAGATTATGACCTTATTTTTATAGATATTGATGGGAAAGAAGTTAAATACCCTATAATTATAAAATAAATTTTATGTCAGAAGAACAACAAGAAGGCACAATGTCTAGTCTAAAAAAAACCGTTGTAGGTACTTTGGCTACAGTTGTAACAGCAGGTGGTGCTTGGTTAGGATCAACATTATTTGGTGGTGGAAGCGACGATAAAGCTACTCCTGCACCAGCTCCTGTAATCAATATTACTAACTCTAACCAACAAGCTCAACAAGCTAGTGGTGGTACTACTATTATTAAAGAAAGAGTTGTAGAAAAACCTGCAGCACAACCAGCTGCTAAACCTGAAAAGAACAAGAAAAAAGAAGGCGACGAGTTCAAAGAAGAAGCTCCTAAATGGTAATATATGGCTAACGCACAGAAAAAGAAAAAACCAATGAGAAGCAGAAGGTCTGGCTTAAAGACTTCTGCAATTATAAAACACAATCAACAAATAATAAATAACATATGGACAGCAAACAGCAATCAGGTTTTAAAGACCTGTTAAACAATTTGATGCAGAAAAGATGGTATGTAACAGCCATCGTACTAGGGATATTTGTGCTTATATTGCTAGGGTTATTTGTAGCAGTAGCGATAGGTATTGAAATCCCTGCAGGACTGAGAGAAATATTGTTACTATTGGTCGGAGTGTTTAGCGGTAGCTATAATAAGATTATAGACTACTATTACTCTGACGCAGATAAGGATAAGTTACTTGTTCAAAAAATGGACGAAGAAGATGGTGTATCTCTTTCTCATGCAAATGATATGAAGGAGACGAATAAGCCAGCTGGACCAGCTATTCCTGATGCCTTTGTTGCAGGTGCTCAAGCTGCTAGAGAACTAGCTGTTGTAGAAAACAAGCAGAACTATGATTTAAATAAAGATGAGCAAGAGCACAGACAGGCTATGGAGGTTGACAAGCAAGAGCATGAGCAAGAAATGGAGAAACTAGAATTCGAGTTTCATGCGCACAGACAATGTCAACATGAGTGGGGAGATGCGGATAATGACGGAGAATTAGAATGTCAAATTTGTGGACTCTTAAAAGATAAAGCATAATGAAAAACATCATAATATTAGCGCTCCTATTAGTAGGATGCGCTCCTGTAAAATACGTTTACATAGACCCAAAGGATACGACAAAACTTGTAGAGTTTAGAAAAAGGATTATATATGAAGATGTTTACGTTCCTAATATTGACCCTTTTTGGGGAAGGCCAAGCTATTGGGCGTTTCAAAATTATTGGTTTCAGCCTAGGATTATATTCACTCCTCCTAGTCGACCTGTCATAACTCAAAGAAGACGTTAATGAAAAAGATATTATTTTTTGTAACATTTTTATATACAAATTTGTTACAAGCTCAGGTTGCTAAAACAACTACAGAGAACTACAAGGCTTCGTTTGAGACAAAGATTGATATAAGTCAGTTTATGGATTATGATGGACCTACTATACCAATACAAATACTTAAATGCGGAATATCAGATGAAATGTATGAACAATACCCTGAGCTCAAAGAGAAGAGGGTCGGCCTTGGCGTCGCTAATATCACGTTGGAATATCTTGAAAACCTTAACAGATTCACGTTTACAGAAGACAAGACAGAGATTAAGAATAGAATGGTTAAGCAATTCCAGGCAAGCCAATCAGGAATCACTCAAGATAAGTTGGACGGACGCGGAAAGATTAGACTAGCTCATTACTTTGTTGAGATAGAATGTTATGACTATAGCGTATCTGAAGACGAAGAGATAAGAGTAAAGGACGGGATAAAGGAAACTGTAGTTACTCGTATAGGTCTACAAGTTAGATTTACTAACGCAGAAACAGGGGAAATTATTGCCGCTTCTGGTCTTGGTGAAGCAAAGACAACTAGGGAAGCAAGTTTATTAAACGACGCCAACTTATCAGAAGTTAAATTTAATCAATCTACCATAGGAACAGCAACTAAAAAAGCGCTAGATATTGCGTGCGCTCGCATCCTAAGTAGAATGGTTAAAAAGAATGTCTTTACGAAATAAGTTTATTTTACTTTACATATCAGTAGTATTACTACCAATATTCTCGTATTCTCAAATAATTACGAGCACTTTCGTAGACCCGTGCACTAAGAAGGTTACAACATTTGTAGTCCCGATGCAAGGAACTACTATAGTGTTTATGGGTAAGTCAAAATACTTTACATCGGCAGATGTATCTAATGGCAATTTGATGGCGTGGATAAATCGGGTATATGCTGAATATGCAGCCCCGTGCCCTGTTGCTCAAGTAACTACACAGGTAGCAACACAGACTGTAGCTAATGCGGTAGCAGCAAGTGTAGCAGCAGCAGCTCCACCGCCTCCGCCACCAACTCCGCCTCCCGCACCAGCTGCATCGTCCTCGTCGTCGCAAAGTGGGGGTAGTTCTAGCTCATCTTCGTCACAAAGTGAGGGTAGTTCTTCCAAAAGTGAAGGAGGCTCATCAAAAAGCGAAGAGAGTTCGTCTAAAAGCGAGAGCAAAGAGGAGTCTAAATCTGAATCTAAGGAGGAAAGCAAAGAGGAGAAGAAGGAAGAGAAGAAGGAGGAAAAGAAAGAAGAGAAGAAAAAAGGGGGTAATAAGGCAGCAATGACGCCAATAGTTTTCTCTTCTGATTTAAGTTCTGTTCAAGTGATTGGTGGGGACTTTAGTTTAATGGCTAATTTAGGCCTTTCTAGGTCATCTTTAGCTGGAGATGTGTCTTACGGCACTACGGCAATTATATGGTCAAATTTGAAGCAATTTGCCCTATCTAGCAGGTATTCCAAGATGCAGTTCAAGGATAACCAATTATGTGGCATATCTACCTACTCTTACACAACAGCTTACAATGATGGAAGTTTCACGCATATAGGGGCGTATTCTTATGTAACGATGGTTAAATCCTACATTTTAGGGTACAATCTAGCTGTTATAGGAATGAGGATACCATCTGAAACAGCTAAACAAATATTTACTATGAGCTCTGTTACGTTGTTTGGTATGAGGGCTATAGTTATTAATCGTAGGATTACGATAATACCTGAGTTCTTTTTAATGGGAGCTCCTGTTTCGTATGCTATGGGGTCTAGGGACCTGGGGGTCAATAAGCAGATATCTTATATATTTGGGAATACGTTTGACTTGGCTTTATCCAAGAAGTTCAGGATAAGTGCCAATCTTAAGTATATGGGAGGGCCTAGCAGGACAATTGGACTATTGGTAGGCTCTAGATTTAATTTGTAAATTTGCGTTAAATTATAAAACAATGAAGAAAACATTACAAGTAGTTGGTCTTTTTATGATAGTTGCCTTAGCGGTATACATCAAGTTGAATGGAGTTCATAACCCATTTTCTCCTACAATTAAATATGTAAATGGTAAGCCATACGAGGTTATCAAACATGATATCGATACCACATATATCGACAAGGTGACCATCAAGAAAGTAAAAGGGGAAGATATCTACCATGATACCACCATTTATGTAGCTATTCCTGTAGATAAGCCTATTGATACGATGGCTATCCTAATGCATTACTATGCAAAGAATGTATACAAGGATACACTATTGTTAAACGACTCACTAGGATACGTAGCCATCACAGATACAATCAGCAAGAACGCTATTGTTAGTAGACTATACAATGCTAAAGTAAAAGAACGTACTATTAAAGAGACAACTATTGTTAAGGAGTTACCTAAAATGCAGATATTCTGGGGTTTGGGTGCTTCGTTTGATAAGGTTAACTTTGTGAATAACGTACAAGCCAATTTTCTTATAAAAACGAAGTGTGATAAAATTTACGGCGTAGGGGCAGGTGTGGACATAAACAAAGTTCCATTTGTAAATGCGTCATTATATTGGAAAATTAAATAATATGAAAGAGTTTTTACTTAGAATGTTCAGCGACAAGTCTGACGTAAATCAAAAGGCTGTACTAGGTTTTGTATCATTTGTATTGATGGTTTTATATGCACTAGCAGACATCGTTACAGGTGTGGCCGGTGTTACATTTGTTATCGAGCCTATTGTATTTAATGGCTTGATGTATACTGCAATGACTATGTGTGGCATTACAGGAGTAGAAGCCGTATTTGGTAACAAAAACTTAAAAGAAAAGCAGTAATGAAACTAGAAAAGCTAAAAGGTCATATACCAGATTCTGTAATAGCTCAGATTCCATTAGTTTCTGAAAAATTCGGTGTAAACACTCCGTTGCGTTTGGCTCATTTTTTAGCTCAAACAGGACATGAATCAGGTGGGTTCAGAGCAACTGCCGAAAACTTAAATTATAGTGCGAAAGGGTTGACTAACATATTCAAGAAATATTTTACTCCATTAAGTGCTAAAGAGTTTGAACGTAAACCTGAAAAGATTGCTAATATCGTTTATGCAAACAGAATGGGTAATGGTAATCAAGCTAGTGGAGATGGTTTTAGGTTTAGAGGCAGAGGTTATATTCAATTAACAGGAAGAGACAACTATACAGCTTTCAATAAGTCTGTTGAAGATGATATACTTGCTAATCCTGATTTAGTTTCTACAAAATATCCTCTTCTTTCTGCTGCATGGTTTTGGTCTAAGAATGGTTTAAATGCGATATCTGACCAAGGTCCATCAGAAGATGTGGTAACAAAAGTTACAAAGAGAGTTAATGGCGGTGTCATAGGACTTCCTGATAGAATTAAACACTTCAAAGAGTATCATCAATTATTATCATGATACCTAGAGCAATATTCATAAGCATGATACTATTAATCGTTTATCTTTTTATATCTTTAGTTATATCAGATAGAAAAGTAAGTAGACAAGAAAAAGAAATTAAGGTTCTTAAAGAAGAGCTTGAATTATATAAAAAATGGTAAATAACAAACCCGAACAACCTGGTAACATATGCCTAGAAACAATAACGCTGGAAAGCATCCGAGCTATCTGCGTCTCAACTGGAGCCCAAGCTCAATAAAGAGGAAAAGGGAGTACGATAAAAAGTATAGCTCTTCTGAAAAACAGAAGAAGTATCGAGTTGAACTAAACAGAGCAAATAGGGAGGCTGGTACTTATGGTAACGGCGATAATAAAGATATGAGCCATACTAAGTCAGGTAAACTTAAAATGGAACATCAGAGGCTAAATAGAGCTAGAAACGGGCGTAACGGTAAATCAACCAAGAAGTAATATATTTGCAAAAATTAACAGATTAATGGAGCATCCTTTAAAGATTTCGGATTCGGTAGGCATACCAAGTACGCTAGGGGCAATGACTTTAAATATTATGCAGATGCTTAATTTATCAAACATTAATATGATATTGACTTTAGTTATTTCACTATTGTCAATAACATACCTGTTAATCAACATCTCTATTAAATATAGAGAACTAAAAAAGGGTAAGAGGGGGAAATCTAACCCTTCTTAACCTTTCTTTGTGTAGTCAACTTTCCCAACATCGTACTTATATACAATAGCTCTAATTCTAGATTGCAACAACTGAAGATAATCTTCTATTCTCTTTTTCTCTGCCATTAAAACTTCTAAGTCTTTTGAATCATTAACAGATTCATCCATTTTGATTATCTTCATAGTATCTAATTATTATTATTATGATTATTTCAGTGCATCCGATTCCAGAAACAGATCCAAATATACAATTTCAGGTGATATATTTATGCACTAAAATGGACCCCATTGATTTACTGAGCACTTCGTATATAAATGATTTTATATCTGATGATGAAGGAGTCGACGGGGGGATTGACGACCCCTTCTTGTTATCATATATATACGCTAATTAAAATATGTGGCTGAATCTTGCAATCTGCCCGTGCAGTTTGTGATGCAAGAAACCTTCAACAGCCTTTGGTGCATGCACATATCCATTTCTGTGATGCCATGAATCAGCTCCTGACGGACTTCTTAAAGCCTCGATAGTAACTCCCATGATATCTTTTGAGCGTTTGTGGTGGATGTGATGAATGTAAAAGTATTTGTGTTTACAAGAAGACCAATCAGTTCCTGACTCGTGAGCCATAAGTAATGGCAAATCATTTTCTTTTGCTCCGTCTCCGTGTGTAGTACCTATAAGGTTGTTATAGTATCTGTAATATTTTCTGTGGTTGATAGAGCAATTAAATTCAACATTCTTATCTCTACTGAACCAAGACTGAATTGTATCAGCTAAAAAGAAACCATTTGTGTAGTCGTGATTAGAGGGGTCGTACTGAACGAATACATTAGATACTTCTCTAAGTGTTTCAATAATCTCTACATGCAATCTTTTAGCAATCAAGAAATTATCATACCACATTCCGTCTGTATCTTGCGGAGTTCCAGATGTAGTCTGTCTTTTAGGTGTATCTACATGCAGAATATCGTTTCCGATTACGTATAGTATTTGGTCTACATTGAACGCAGAAGCTTTTTCAAGTATACCATACACGCCCTGCATTACTCTGTCAACAGCAATCTTGTTGTTATACTCATCATTTGTTTCAAATGCAGAGCATAGTTTACCGATATGTATATCGGCAGGGTCAATAACCAAAAGATGTGCATCTTCAGGTCTGTTAAACGGAGTTCTTTGAATCTCTAAATACTCAGGAGCATATTCTTTCATTTCTGATATAATAGCGTCTTTGACGTCATTATAACTTACTTGAGCTCCCTTGACATTGATTGAGAAGTGTTCTCCTTTGAACCAATAGTGCTTAACATCTTGTACAGGAATGCCTTGTTTTTCGCATTCCTCAGAAAGCGCTTCGTGTTGAGACCTGATATCTTTTAAGATATCGAATTCGGCCTCTGTAATCCGAGGTCTGATTTCTTTTTTCATGTATTTATGGGTTAGGTTTTGCTAAACTACAACTTTTTAATAAACTCAACAACTTCTCTGCACTCTTTTTGATTTTTTGGTAAAAATATATGAGGCTGTTCTCCGAATTCACTATAAAGCCTGTACTTTAAGAGCTTCCACTTTAGCTTATTGTCATTCCTCTGAAACCCTTTGGTGTCAACTATTACAGACTTCCCTTTCTCTGTTAAATCAAAATCAACAGTTAGTGTCATTGCCCTAATGGACTTTCCTTGATACTTAAATGTTGGATGAAGTAAGTATGGAACTTGAAAATCAAATTTAATTTTCTCGCTCATTAATAGTTCATAGAAGAATAACTCTAACCTAGAGTCAAACTTCAAACCATACTTCTGCACCTTTTTAATTTGCCTCATAAATCAGATAAAGAACAGATAAGTAAAAGACCCATCATTAGTAAATATAAAAACAATAGTACTAAAACGGGATGTCCTTCATTATTATTGTCTTTTTTCATAAATTATATCAAATTTAATTCACTTTTGCTATATGACAATGCAGAACGCAATATTTCTATCTTGTAATGGCATTCTTTAATCAATAGTTCTGTGATGTTGTTATAAAAGCTACAATCACCTATCTCGTAAGCTATTAGCATCTTTTTTTCTGTTGCAGACCTATCGTCATTATTTAATGTGATAAGTTTAGAGAAAGATAATTTCTCTGTAAGGTATTGGAACTGAGCCTTTGCCGTGATACCTAGATACATTACCGATGTAATTTCAGATAGATGTTCTACAATAGCTCTAGGGTCGCTACAATCAATCTTTTTACCTACAACAGCTCTGTATGATTCATACATTTCTATTGACTTCTCAAAAGCAGATTGCAATGATTTGTCTGTGAATACTTGCTTCGCCATGGTTTTATGGTTTTATTGGTTTAATTCTAAGTGCAAATTCTTTGTCTAACTCCTTTGAGTAGACTCTCTTCTTTTGTTTTATAGCATTCTTAATAACATTGTGGCCAATAATTAGCTTTTGTTGCGCTAATTTTAATGTCTTAAATTCAATGGCCTTTGCCTTTCGCTCTTCCAAATCTTCAATAGATAAGTCATAGGCTAAAATTGTAACTCTTGATTCGTCTATAAACTCGTACCCCATTTTAAAACTTACATTTATGTTTTAGTAATAAATAATCCCTATTAAAAGGCAGCATTCCATTTTCATCTACAAATTCAACTCCATTATTCATTCTTAATATACATGGATTTCCTTGTGTAGTCGGTTTGCCACCAGTCTCTTTATTTCTAACTTTATCAACAGAAATCTCTGTTATCATCCATTCGTATTGGTCTTTAATTTTCCTGTGATAAGTCACAAAGTTATCAACCCTATTGTAAAGTGCAGCACCCCCTTCGGTATCCGATGCGTGAGGCATCTTTTGGTTGCCATCTTTATCTCTTTCTCTTTGAGAATTGGTTGTACTATGTACTGATAAAAATATAGAGGTATTGTATCTCTTTGTATAGTTAAGCATTTCGCTGTATGCCTCGTAGTCGTATATGTACTTATTCTTTGCTGCTGTCAACTCCATCTTCAATGAATTGTACGGGTCAATGAACAGCCCCTTCAAAGACTTATAGTTCATAAGTACTTTAGAGTGGTCTAGTATCTCTCCGTATGTATACATATTATCGGTAGATAGTATAAAGAAGTGCTCGTCTACAAACTTTAATGAAGCTGCGTGCTCTGAGTCATTCATGCTAGTAATCTTTTTGCCAACAAAAAACTCCATAATCTTCATCTTAACTGAAGCAGATTGGTTCTCTCCTGTATACAGCATCCAATTCCAATCATAATGCACAGCAGATAAGAAAATAAGCCACAAATTGACCGTTGTTTTGCCAATATGACTATGTGCTAGGGACGCATAAAATTCGCCTTCTTTTAGCCTCAAATGTTCATCTAAATGCTTATACCCAAAAGGCATACCCATAGGTATGAGACCAGACCTGAACTTATAGATAAAATCATCGTCTTTGGACCTAGAAGAAAGAAAGGACAAATCTTCCTCCATAACTCCAATTTCACGTATAGCTTCCCTGTACTCAGATTCTACCTCATGTATAGGCCTGGTCATACCATGACGTAATCCGTCTTCTATGGTTCTCTTGGCTAGTTGGATGTCGTCTACATCTTTCTTAGAAATCTCGTGAGCAAGAATATCGTAAGCAATATCATATTCTATATATTTAGTTGCAACATATCCGCCTAATAGTGTAGCTGCCCTAAGTAGCGTGTGATGCTTTTGTCCATCAGGAGCTAGTCTAATCATTCTAGAGGCTACATCAATCTTTTTATAATCCGTAAATCCATCTCCCATTTTAACCGAAGATGGTTTTATCTCTTCATCCTGAACAATATCAAAAAACACACTAGAAGACGTGTTGACGTATATCTCAGGATCATAAGAAACGTACAATACCCTAGCTATGTTTTTGGCTGTTGGGTCTAATCCAGGTATCTTTTCTAGTAGAGCTTTGTAATGTTGCGTATGCTTATTCCCGTCTCCAATCTTTACTAGGCCATGAAGACCTCTGCCACTAGAAGAAATCCATAAGGCGTATATAAATGGATTATTAATTAATTCTTGCTTTGCCTCATTAACATCTTCGATATCATCAATATCTATGGGCACAAATCCGCTATGCTTTGTCAAAGATTTGTCATCTCTGTAAGAAACGTACTCTGTTCCGTTGTCTCTTGTTTTGGTTATAGGCTTATTAAATTCTCCTGAAAATAAAACGCATGGCAGTCCTGACTTTAACTCTCTAATTTTGTTCTCTTCTTTACATTGCCTTATCTCGCTTACTTTCTCTTTGTACTTGCCTGTTTCTATCCCTTTTAATACAGAACCCAATTCGACAAAGTGGGGCTCATGTATTGTAGTAATGTTTCTAAATAAGGTTACTCTCTGCATACATATTGATTTTGACCTTGTGCTAGATTCGAACTAACTCCTTCATATAGATGTGCTAACCATTAAACACCAACAAGGTACTTAAAGCGCAATTAGTGTTCCCATTAAATAACTCGTTGATTAATAATAATTTTTAGTTTATTTACACTAATTGAACTTCAGTTAGTTAGAATGGAAGGTCATCGGTCTTACTAAAAGACTTTGGGGCTGCAGGTTGAACTGCATCTTTGTTTGGCTTCCATGTATCCAATACAGCAAATGCATTGTATCCGTATTGGTCAGGCGTCTTTTTATCTTTGATTTCGATATTTACGTAGCCTCTGTCATTTTGATGACTCTTAAGTTCTTCAATAAACTTTTCTACGTTGATACTAATCTTAGTACCATACTGAGTTTTCTTGCATCGTAATGCATTGATGTAAACAGTGTCTGACATTTTTATGGTTTTATTGGTTAAAAATTCGGTAAAAAAACCCCCGATGTAGAAACACCAGGGGATTGTCGCTTGTATGTATGAGAATCAATATTAAACATTTTCAAGCTTTCCCCATAGAAGTTTTTTCTTTGGGTTCTTGGTAGCCGTAATGGCTACATCAAAGCCATATTCAGAGAGGATGTCAATGACAGCCCCCATGGATACGGTTCTTGGCTTCCCGTCTTTGTCCATATACTTTCCAGAGTAGTTTACGAAAAACCAATAGTTCTTTGACTTGTCTTTCGAGTAAATCTCATCTAGTATTTTGGCGATTTGAGGGTAGGTTTTGGTTAGTTTGGTTTTGGTTATGCCCTTCGCGTTCATGGTTTTATTGTTTGGAAATCAGGACGACAGATTCTAGTTCACCATCATTGAAGTACGCCATAAACGTATAGAATACTTCGTAGGGTTTTCCGTAGAATAAAACATCTCCATTATAATAGCTTTTCTTTGTTACTTGGTTAATTTTTCGCATCTCTGCCGAAAACAATCCATCTTTATTCTCTTTAGATACTAATTCATACTCGAAGTCTTCAAAGTATAAATAGCCATCCATACCAACATGGTAATCTAGGAACTGGCAGTCAAGACTCTTAGTTTGGAACTCAAGGTCTTTAAGGTCTTCAAGCTCCTTTTCATCCTCTATTGGAAGGAACTTCAAGTCTATTCTGAAGGTGTCGTATCTGCTCGACATAGGCTTTTTACAAATAGTGTATTGCGAATATACAATGTTTTTTACAAAAACAAAATTATTTTACCCAATACGGCAAAGAAACTTCAAAATCACCTCCTGAATGGAATTCGTATCCCATATCCCAAAGGTTATTCTGCATACATCCATTGAATAGCATTACTAATTCAGACACTGTCTTTTTGCCTAGGTTAATATAGTCTTGACTTGCATCTGCTACAACAATATTGTATGGAGATTTAGTTTCGATGATTAGGTATTTTACAGGCTTGTTTGTAACCATATTATATATGGCAGCTTGTATGTGGTAGCCTCGGTCATAGAAATTGTTGATGATAGTTTTAGGATGTGCGTCTGAAGCCGTCTTTACTTCTAGCACATAGTTATCAGCTTCTCCATCTATAAATCCTCTGAAAGGCAGACCATCTATATCTTGTCTGAATTCGTTTTCAAATATATTACAATCTGATACTAGCTTTTTAAAATGGTCCTGCATCATTACTTTTTCTACAAGTCTATTAGCGTCTTCTAGTTCTGACTCTTGCACAACAGACTTGCCTTCTGACTCACTAATAAACTTTGCGTAAGTGGCTTTGCCTTCTGATGTTCTTCTATCTACGTTTGGCATTACAGCAAACTGAGAATTAAATTCTTTGGGCTGTAGTAGTAAGCAGTGCAGCATACTGCCAAATATCATTTCTTTACTAGGCTCTTTATCTCCATTCAGGTACGCAATGTAATGCGCAGGGCTTTTAGCAAACTCTTTTAATGAAGAGTAGCTTAACGGCCTTTCTTGTAGTGTTTCTAGTGTTATCATATTATTCTGTTTCGTCGTTTAATATTACCTTGTATTTATATGCAGCAACAGGATCGCTTGCGTTCAATATGTCTAGTGCATACTCGTATCTCATATTAATCATCTTCTCTACATTTAAGTCAGAGTTTAGTATGTCATACTTCACTTTAAGGGAATCTAGTGATGCATTTTTATAAAGAAGCTGGTCTTCTAATGTTGAGCATTTATTAGCCTGGTGCAATGCAGTCCATAGTAGAACAATGCACAATACAAGAAGTAGCCTTTGCTTTTCCATGGTTATCCATTTTTAATTTTTGTTAATTCAGCTTCAACAGCCTTTGATATGTTATAGAATTGTCTAAGTTTAGCTACATCTAAATTCTTTGATTCAGCTCTTTTAACAATAGCACTCCAATCCTTGTGCTTATCTGTTAGCCATTCTTTCTGAGGGGCCGCTGTATCTCTTGACATAGCTTTCTCTCCATCATCATCTTCGTCTTCAATAACAAGGTTTAATAAGCCTGACAGGCTGTATCTTTTAGCGTATGTTACAGCACTACCATAGTCTTGGGCAGTCTGCTTTTGAACTACGATAGGGAAGTATGATACCATTAATTCCCCTGTCTCTACGTGGTAGAGATTAGTTTGAACATAAGGCGCTCCATCTAGTACAATAGTTGGCTGTGATATCACTAATCCATTACGTGTTAAGTGCGGACTTATGTGATGTTGGATTGCATCTAATTGCGCATACTTTGATTTAAAGAATGGGTTGTTAGATGACTTTGTAATTGGTTCGCATTGTGATTGAAATAGTGACAATGCTTTTAGTAGATTCTGCATTTTATTGTTTATTTAGTTCGTAGTCAGTGTAGGATTCGAACCTACATTTAGGAGACTGAGGTTTTTAATCTCAGTTTTCGTCTACCATAACGACTTCCTGACTATATCGGTTGTTCTGGCACAACCATAAGCCCCTTTGTTTTCTTTATGCGTATGAACAAATGCTGCTACTATAACACACTTGGCAAGAAAACTATGTCTAACCCAACCGCAAGGCATCGGTTCTAGGGCTTTCTAAACTATAGTAGCATTTATTACTTATTGCAAAACTACAAACTATTTAAATAATACCCTAAATAATTTTTTGAATTCTGCTATTATATCGTATATCACACCTGAGTATATTAATCCCCATATCCATACTAAATATGGAATGAAGAATGTAAATATAAATATCAGTGCTCTCTCTTTTTTATCTTTTACCATAACTATATGTATATCAGGTTCTATATCCAAGTAAAAAGTTACCTGAACAGTCCTCCACTTTATTTCAACTCATGGATTCATAGCTCTACTACACACCCGCATATCTAACGGCACATTAGTTTTTTACTTTGTTTACTTGTCGGCAGTTGTCAACCTGTAAGACATGGCTACCACTTTGTACTAATATGTATATCTCCGCATGTGCAAAAAGTTAAGCACCATAGGTGCTACGAAAAACACACACGTTAAGTGTAAAGAACAGCAAATTTTTATTTGAACTATCGTTGTATAGAACAAGGCTAAAATGTGTTAAAACCTTACCGAATGGGGCAGGAAAGAAAAAGCCCACCAAAGTAGAGATTTGATGGGCATGATTCAAAAAGGTGTTAGCCTTCTAAAAGCACACCCGATAACGTATCTCTACTACCTTATCGGATTTGCAGTACAAAAATACAAATGTTTTTCATACCGCCAAATATTTTTTTAATTTTTATTGTATTCAGATATAGTTATTGTCAATGTTGCAAACAACAGACCTAACTGGAATGCTAATATAGGGTTACCAGATGATTCATATACACCTTCTGATAAGCTAAATCCTAGTAAAATTGACCCATCGTGTCCATCGATGAATGGGCTGTCTATTACAGCCTGTACGTCGTTTTTAAATATTTTCATAGTTTGTAAAGTTATAGGTTTACTTTTATGTGGTTAAAGTAAAGTTATAGGTTGACTTTTATTCTTGCCTATTCCTTTCATCCTCTTCTAGCTTTCTCTTGCTATAATCTATCAGATATACCCATAGGATAGATACGGGAATAGCAAATAAAAAGGATATTAAGAACCCTTCAAATTGTATATTCATAGTTTCTTTATTTGTTTATAGATGGATATACATCCTAGTATAGATACTATTCCTACAAGTATCATAAATAATAATGCTAACATAATTTATAGTTTTTCTATTTCTTGTTTAACTTCTTTCCACCAATTCTTTTCTATGCAGTTATCGTCTTCGTCAAATGCAATAGGGTTAGAAGCAATTATTTCTTCTACTGCTATTAAGGCGCATTGTTTAGCTTTTTTTAATATATATGAGTGCTCAAACCCCATTTTTAAAGTCACTATTGGCTTGTATTTTTTTATTAAGTCATCACATTTTTCTTTCGGTGTCATATGTTATGTGTTTTGGTTTAAATACTCGTTAAGCATATCCTCATCTGAATAATGGAAGTAAGCCTCCGAACTTTCATTCGCCTTCATCCATTTATGGAAGTTAATCATTTGGTATCTTTCTTTCTTCTCTGTACTATACACCTTCATAATAACTAGCCAATCTACTAAATCAAACTTCTTTGCCTTTGCATCTTCCATCATTTCAATCAATTCTTGTACTGCTGTTTTCATAGGTTATTTGTTTTGGTTGTACAATCCATCATCTTCATCAGCTTTCATAATGTCAATGATATGTTGCTTTTGGTTATAGGTTTGGTTGTAGTATTCTTCTCCTGCTTTTCTATATCCATATACTCCATCTATATTACCATAATAAGCATCTATTATCTGCTCTTTTTCTTTTTCAATCCATTTTTTCTTTGTGCTTTCTGTTACTATGTCATCAAGTTCATTCATTAATTCTTGCATTGCTGTTTTCATATGTTATCTTCTAATGTTTATAGTAATGTTTAACCAACTTATTTCTAGTAACCACCATGCATATATGTTTATAGATGGGGTTGCTGCAAAGTAGAATCTGTTCTTGAATACTGATACTTTCATGGTTTTTATATTTATTTACATATAATAATAATATTTGATAAGGAATTATATCGAATTGCGTATAGTTTTTTTACATAAAGTGTCATAAAATGCACATTAATTAGGATTTTGTCACTTATAAAGGACATTATTCTTTTTTAATTTCTTTTGCTTTATTCCATATCAACTCTCCGTTATCTCCCCAATAGTAGTCACACTTATTGTTTTTAGTAATTGGTGGATCTAGGAAGTATGATTGCCAGTAAGATTCATGTGCTGTATACCTATAACAGCCTTCTTTATGTGGGCAGCCTTCTCCGCTGCATTTTGTGATGTCTGCCATAGTATTATATTTCGTTGTACTTATCGTCGTAATATTCAGTTGCCGTTATGTTCTTCATTCCATCATTTGCAACCTGAAAGCAATTCATTTTTCCAAATCTATAAGCCTCTTCAATTTGATTCTTCTCTTTACTCTTGGCTACACTTACTGCTGCGGTTATTAATGTTTGTTTTAATTGGTCATTAACATCATTCATATCGTTGATAATATTTAATTCTTTTGTCAAGTAGTCTATTGCTGTCATTGTCTTTATATATTTTGTTTAGTAAATAAATCTATTGCTTTGAATATATTGTATGCTACCTGTGGCACAATAGCATTTCCGTAAGCCTTTATTGATTCCATTCTCCACTTAGAAAAGGTAATAGAGTCCAATTCTCTGGGAAGCCCATCATCTCCTCCACAAATAGGGGGTTTAGTTGGGAAGTCTTGGAACTTGGCTCGTATATTTTCGCTATCTCGTCCGTTAAGTTGAATTTGCCTCTGTCTCTCGATGCGTTGCCTCTCGATTCTTGCGCCTTCGGTGTCGGTAACATACCTAGCTTCGCCATTTGCTTCAATGGGTTCTGCAAGTTCACTCCCTTTGCTTTGTGACGAGCCTTTGCTGCCAGGAATGTCTCCTCCTTGCGAGCCGTGTTCCAATCGTATGCCGAAGGTGTCGGGAGTAATGATACTACCTGAGTGGCTAGGTTTGGCATCGTAGTTCCGTTGGGATACTTCTCCATCCTGTCCTTGAACTTGCCTAGATCCTGTACCTCTTCTCTTGTCGTTGGAGTAAGCAACAAACCAAACTCTGTCCCTTCTGTGCGGGGCGTTGACGCTTGCAGCTGGAATAATAAACGGCTGTACTTCATATCCTTGGCTTTCCAAGTCAGAGCACACCTCATGGAAGACCAGTCCTCCATTCCAACTAACAAGCCCACGAACGTTTTCGCCCACGACGAATGTTGGCTGGACCTCTTTAATAACTCGTAGCATTTCAGGAAAGAGGTGTCTTTCATCGGCCTTACCAAGACGCTTTCCTGCGACTGAGTATGGTTGACAGGGGAACCCTCCTGTAAGTACATCAATTGTTCCTCTGTGAATAGAGAAATCTGTTTCGGTAATGTCATTGTATGATATTGATTTTGGAAAATGATATTTTAATACTCGCTGACCAAACGGATTCCATTCGCAATGGAATATATTATCCCATCCCATCCATTGTGCAGCTACATCAAATCCACCTATGCCAGAAAACAAACTAGCGTGATTCATTTTATCCTATTAATTTTTTTAGTGAGTCTGATAATGCCTTGCCGTACCTTAAAAAGCAATACGCTTCAAACGGTAACTTATCAAGGTCTTTATTGTTATCGTATTCCTTCCTCATTTTATCTAGATTGTCGTGATTCGCAAGAAAGTCTATGTACATTGCCTCTATGATTTCAATAGAATTATTGATTGTAACTAGGGATATGAGGGCTTCGTACTTATCTTCACGTTCTAGTGTCATGATATCACTAACTTCTACTTTTTTGTCTTTTTTCTTTGCCATGTTAATCTTTTACTTTTAATATTAAATATAGTAATGCCGAGTAATTGCATAAGTCAATTACGGAGTCCTGTATAGACTCATTGTACGCTTCTTTGTTGCTGCTTAATAGTTGACCTAGCCTAGCTACTTTTGTACCTATTAGGTTTAAGCAATTAACAGCGTCAGGGTTATTTGATGATTGATTTACAATCATGCCAGCTAACCTGAAATTAGATAGTATGTCTTCCCCTGCATAGTCGTAACCCTTCTTGCTAAGGATTTCCCTTTGAGAGTCAAACAATGCTTCTAGCATAGCATCTCTCTCACTAGCTTTCAGTATCGCGTGGTCGTAACTCATCGGAGGTTTCTCTGGTTTCGATGTCTCGAATAGCTTCTTTAATAGGTTCATTTTGTTTGTTTTTGTATGGACAATGGCGGCATCCACGATTGCAGCAATATCCTCTGTTGAGAAGGAATTGCTCCGTGAATACCACCATTCCATTTTCTAAATAATAATTTAAGGCTTCCATTCTAATTCTTCGGTTATCCAATCAGCTTTCTCTCGGAATATATCGTTAGTCTTATATAAGTCATAATACGTGCTGATGTTGTGTATAATAGTCGTGTGGTCTCTTGATGACAATTTTTTACCTATGTCAACTAACGTCCACCCTAATCTAACCTTAACGTTATAACAATATATACGTCTAGCGTCTACCAATTCTTGCTTTCTTCGGGTAGCCTTCATCTCGTCAAATGTGATATTTGTAACATTGGTTATTGCATTTACAATATCATCGTGAGTTACCTTACCATTTGATAGCCTGATTAACCTAGTGAATCCCTTTGGCAAATCTTTACCTCTTATCCCAGGGTATATGTATGGATTTATTAATTTCATGCTGCTCATGATGATAGTTTTACATAACTTGAAACAAGCCCACGCCTCTAACGTCTACTAGGTGTATGCCATCTGCATGATATAATCCAACTCTATAATTGTGAATTACATATTCTCCTTCGTACACGTAATGTTCTGGTATGGACTTAAAAAACACTTGACCAACCATATTAGCCTTTGATAATGATTCTACTTCAACAGCCAATGATATGGCAATTAGAAGATTGTTAATGTTCGACATCTGATAAGATATTTACTGTTGTGTCTAATGTATTTCTTTTGATGATAATCATCTTTTCGTTATCATCTATGGAATACAGCATAGTAACTAATGAGCCACCACAATCTACAATTGTTTCAGACATAGTTACGAATATTTGCCTATATAAATCCAATGCCTGGTCTAACGTAGCTACGGATTGGGTGTCTGATGTGTGTTCGCCATCTGTTTCGATGTCGCTAAATATCTTATATATCATATAATTGATTTGATTTTTGAGAACTCGTTGTCTAGTATAGAGCCAACGTGATTTAATCCTGATAAATACCCACTCACGAATACAAGGTAAACTCCATTCTTACCTATCGCATCCATCATTAGCGGAACAGACGATTCGTTTTCTAGAACGAACTCTTCAAAGGCATTTAGTAGAGCCTTGTCTTCATAAATAGATTGGTTTTCCATATTGATTTTATTGGTTTATACAAATTTAAATATCTTTTGCTGATTTGCAAAATAATTATATAGAAACTTCTATAACTTTTACAATACCTCTACCCTTTGGAGCCTTGTCGTATAGTGTAGAGACGAATGTTGAACCCCATTTACGTATTGCTACATAGTAGTTAGAGTTTAGCTTTAAGTCATTCTTTGACTTGTAAACGCCATTCGATAGCTTACCACGTGTGTTCCAGGTTAACGTCTTGCCGTCTACTATACCTACGTATAGGTCACCTACTTTTGTTAATTGCTTTACTTCTTTGCCATTAACTGTCTTGATTGTGTTTGTTGTACTCATTTTGATTTGATTTTGAATTTATTATAAAATATAAATTGTTTAATATGTTATCGATATATTACAGGAAATACTCCGTCTGAACCATAGAACATAACGCCTCCGTCATTGCCTTCATCATCCATTGAAAGCATACACGATGTTCCATCATCTAGGAAAAAGCATAGGGGCCTAGAACTCCACCCCATCATATCCATTTCCTTGTCATTTAGATACCTGGCATCTACTATTTTTCTGCCTACTAATACTTGCTTTGCTTTGTCACTCCAATGCTTTACGTAATCTTTGCTCATTTTTATTTGATTTAAGGGTTAAAAAATTCTGTTTGAATTAAATCGAATTCATGTGCGCTTTCTTTTACCTCTCCGCTATCTGTTCTTTCTTTATTGTGCGCGGATAGCCACTTCTTAAAGTCACTTTTAGATTTAACAACAGCCTCTACACTGTTATCTTCTTTGTAAATAATTGCATACATTGTTTTCATTTTATTAGTTTTTATTGGTTGTTTATTTATTACACCATGCTTTGTTGAAATCAAAATCGGAAGATTTAAGCATTTTAGCCAATTTATGTACACGAGTTAGGTATGTTTTGAAACTTTTATTATCATGCATTTTATATTGCCTCCATGCTTCGCAAAAAATATACCTTCTCATTGTTTTCATAATTATTTTATTTTGTTTGTATGAACTAATTTGTTTTTGTCTTCTGAATAGATTTCACAAGTTGATTCGCCACCATTATCTTCTGGATCCATACCTTCAAGCGTTTCATATAGGTACTCCCAATCATCATCGTCATAACTTTGCCGTGGGTCTCCTTCTATTTGCTTGATTTTTTCCACTGCCTGCTCATAGCTTTCAGCCTCGATGCTGAATTTTAATCTTAGCCATATTGTGTTTTTCTCGTCTTTGTAAAAGTCAAAAGTTTTCATGCTTATTGGTTTATTGATTTGATGAATGATATTATTTTATCCTTGAATGTCTCGGTTTTAACAACCTCTTCTATTGATGAAAATTTACCTGCACTTGATAATCTGTAATAGTAAGTAGTACTTATTTCTCCTATTGGTTCTATTTGGCTCTTAAACCATACAGTATTTGAATCGAATTCGTAATGTATATGCAGCGTATCGTAACTAGCAGATGAGCCTACTTTATGCAAATCTTTTTCAGCGATTAATCTAATGCTATATTTTTCCAATATAGCCAAGATTTTTGCGTGAGCTAGGTCGTCATTAAGCCTTTTGGCATCTTTTTCTATATTATCAAGAATAATTTTTTGATTAATATTGTTTTGTATTTCTATTTCTTTTCTCCTAATCTTATCCATATTTATTTGCTGCAAGAATGGACTTACATCAACTAGGCTGCCTTTGGGCACTAGATTTTCCGTGTTGATTTTTAGGAATTCGCTTGTAATGTTGTTGATGATAGTTTGCTGCTTTTCCGTTAATTGATTCATGTTTACTTGGTTTAATGTTTAAAATGGTAAGTTTTTATATTGAGTATTGAAATTCTTTGCCGTATGTACCTCTTTCTCATACGCTTTAAAACATTTCTTACACACTATGGCATTGAAGTCTGATATGTATTCTGCCTCATCTACATTTGTTACGTTGTTGCAATCTTCACAAGCAAACACGTCATTTGGGTCTGCGATATTTCCTTTGCCTGCATCACCTTCTAACCAGCTATCGTCATATGAATCCCATGTGTAGTCATACTTATCACTCTTGTACGTATCCTTGCTCAATCCATATGTTCCGTATCCGCCGTACCCTCCATAGTATCCCGTAGAATATGCATAAGTCTTTTCTGCCTTGTGTGGATACTCGTCAATCATATTTGACATGATATCGTAAACCATGTACATACAATTCTCTACCTCGTTGAATACTACAATCTCGTCGTCTGAATGTGGATTGTGATAACCGCAGCTCATGTTTGCAACAGATACACCAACCCCGTCCATTGCTAGTTGATATACATCGGTCATACCGCCGTCGGAGAATTCGTATCCGTAACTTTTGATGATAGTTGACACGTCTGTGTTGAAGTCTTTGCTTTGTAAATCTAGTCCGAATATATTGTTTACAAAATCCTTGTTACCTTTCCTGTCGCATTGTAGCACAAACCTGGCGTCATTGAAGAAATCCATGAAAGCCTCTCCGCTACCTAAACAGCCTACCTCCTCGTCTCTGAAAAACACAACCTTAACGCTGTCTAGATACTGCAACATTGTAAGGCATATGAATATGCCGACCTTATCGTCCCCACCACAACCGCTAGGCATGTTGAGACCTCTATCAAAACCCATTGCACAATAGTCATCATGCATGATTTTGAAATGATCTTGTGGTATAATCTTATGCACAGTATCCATATGGGAAACAATACATGGATAGCTTGAAGACTCTCCCTTCGCTGCATATATGTTGCCTTTGTCAACAACGTAGTCGATGTTCATTTCTTCTAGCTTGTTCATGATAAAGTTCTCCATGTCAACAGAGTTGTATGTCTCTGATTGAATAGATAGTATTTCTAGTAATAGGTTTTTGTTAAACATTTTCTTCGGATTTTAATTGTTCTAAATATTCTTCTACATTATCGTCTGCAACCCACACATTCTCATTAATCTCTTTCATATCATCTATGTGATAATCCTCTCCGTCATGTTCACATGTTCTAACATTAGATACTAGGCAATAGTCATTAATTGAATCTACATATGTTACATCATCATGACCTTCTGGATAAGTATGTCCCTCTACTTCTATGGAGTGTCTTTCTAATATCCTGTATCCGTACCTAGTAACAACAGTTCTATCTATGTGAGTGTGACCGCTGAACGATACAGAATCTGTTGAATAATCTAGATACACAGAGTCATCTTCGTGTATGTTTTCGTCTGCATCATCGTCCCATATTGATCCGCTTTCATCATACGAGCCATCGGTACATCTTAAAGTCCTATCGTGAGACTCACATTCATCATTATACAACCTCTTGCCCGATGTGTCTAGGTATGCCATGGTATCCATGTATGGATAGTAATCGTATCTAGCCCTAGACAATATAACTTCGGCTGTCCAATCGTTCTGCCTCTTGCCCATGTGCATGTCAAATTGTGAATGATGACATGATTGCTGTGATTTGTACCAATACATATTATCGATAGCCCAACTTATGAACATAGGTTGCACTGAGTCGTCAGAGTATATGGTATCCATTGCACGTCTTCCGTTATTGGTATGCCATAGCAATGCCCTACCTACAATCTTATTACTAGCATCTTTTGCGATAAGCATTTTGATGTTATCATTATGAACATATATATCGAAATAGTCTCTGCATGATTCGTATCTCATACAAGACCCCCATAGGTTACTACCCTTGTTAGCATCTTGACTATAATTTTCTTCGTTATAGTAATCCCTAATTTGCTCTCCATTTATTACCTCTAACGTTATGTTCCTACCATTACCTTCCTCGTCACCATTAATTCCTATGTAGGATTTTACTATGTTATTGTACTCCTCGAAATGCCGTTCTAATAGTTCAAGAGATTCAGGTAAAATCTTTTTAGCTAATTTGGCTGGTTTCATTTCCTGCCTATTTTGTCTTGACCAATTGCCTTCATCATTTAATACGTGTTCCTTGCCATTTGGTAGGTAAGATGTCATGCAACCCCGCATTGTGATGTAATTACAAAACAGATTCTTGTCGGAGTTATTTAGCATATATTTTGCTACTACACTCCTGTCTTGTATCTCATACAACATCCTACGCATTGACTCACTCATGGTTACTAGATTGTCAAGCCTTATTCGTTCCTGCTCTCGATATACTCTTAATCGTTCTTGGCGATCTATCTCTGCCTGCCTCTCTTCCTCTTCTTGTATCCTCTTCTTTTCTGGGTAGTCCCTATCCGACCATTCGTCGTGTAGTCTCATCCAATACTCATGACCCTGCGGTGTGTGTGACCAATGCATTGCACCTGTGATAGCATCCGACATATAGTCGAATGTTGCTCCGCTTGCAAAATCACTTTGCTCTTTAAGGTTTTCAATCGCTTGTGTTCTGTGTGGTTCTGGTAATTCAGAGTACCATTCTAACGCTGTTTTGCTCATGTTTATTTGATTTAAGGGTTTAGGGAATTAACTGATTCATTTATTAATAGATTGTAAGGAATTTGAGGATACACATGATGCTCCCACCACTCCGCACCGTCATACTCTGCTCTATCTAACCAAACTCCATTTGTTAGCCACACTACACCAAACAAACCCTGAATACCATATCCATTTTGATATTCAAAATCAAGCCTGGATAAGAAGAAATCAAACTCTTCTTCGATGTATCCTTTATTTAATTCAATAACTTCGTTATCAAAATTAATGCTAGCGCACAATACTTCTGTGCTATATGCTCTTTTAATTTTGTTAATTATTTCTAATAATTCTTCTTTTGCATTTATGCAACTTGACATGGCTTTTTATTTATAGGTTTAGGAATTTGTCTGCGTACCCGCTATCTTTCGAGTGGGCATCTCTGACTATTACAACTGAAACAGAAACAGAGATAATGATTAGTAGGATTAGCATGATAGTTATCTTGCATCACCTATTTTGATTTTCCACGCATTGTTCATGTAGGTAACTCTATCTGTCAGCATCCAATTAGCATTTGACAGATCAATGTACATGTACCTTTCTGCATACTCATCGACAGAAGACACGTCGTCCATGTCTTCCCAGCCGATTGGTAATTTGTACTGCGTTACCGTCATTTCTGTGTGGTCCATTACTACTAGATAATACTGCATGTTTATTGATTTATTGGTTTAGAAATAAAATGATTTTTGTTCCCATCTTCCATTAACTCTTGTCTCTACCGTATAATCCCCACTATATTGCCTATTTTCATAAGCACTAAGCCAAACCCTGGTATCCCCGTCATCTATCTTTAACTCGTCCCCATCCCATGATTGCTCGATAGTGTCAAGCGTGATTAGTTCTAATTTAGAATACTCTTTCATGTTCAATGATTTTGATTTAAAAATTGGTTAATTGTGTTTCATGCCTTTGCATACTCCATACCCCTGCCTAGCAGCTAACCTATTGATCCTGTTAGCTACGTCCATTGGCACAACTTGGATAGAGTTGCCTGTCTTATGGTTAGTAATTGGCACACCGCCTACCTTCTGGGTAGTGCTACAGTTTACGCAACTACGATACCCATATTTAGTAAAGCGTAGTTCGGGCATGGGCCCGCTACACCTGACACATTGGATCGTCTCCATACTAAATTTTTGATTCGTAAATTATTTTTTCTAGTCGCCATAATTTATTAGCCGAATACGCTTTTTGCTCGTACATATAGTGGAACACTTCATCATTCTGCGACTCTATAATTTTGCCGTCAGGATATTTGATTAGATGTGTTGCGTATATGTTATAGCATTCGTATTGTGGCTCATCTTCTAATTCTACGTAGACTGGCGGACCCACGTACCTACTATAAAACTCTGTCATCTCTTCTTTTTAAGTCCCTATAATTTCTGTAATACAATGCTGCTGAAATGTTACCTATCAGCGACACCATACAGAGCAGGCCCAGGTTACCCTTTGTGGCATCTAACACTACCACTAATAATAAGATAATTGACATTGTAGTTAAGAACATCAATACTGCGAACAGCAGATTTAGATTTTTTGCACTCATTTTAATAGTTTTTTGAAGAATGAATAAATAAGGCTAATCATTAGGTATCCGTAGATGCCCATAAAGATTAGGAACAGGATCGCCTGGGTATACATTGCCCATGACATTTGACTAGCTGATGGCATAATCATTGAATTTAAATTGTGATTGAATTTCTATTAATTTGAACTTTTTCCTAGCTTTATTTTGCGCCTCTGTTTTAGAGTCACCTAATAACACTAACTTTTTAACTATTCTGTCATAAACAGAAATGCGTGTGCGGACTCTCGGTCCGTTACTTGAATAGACTTTTGTTGCCATTTGAAAATGTTTAATTGGTTTATGAAATTGATTCGCTGAAAGGCGGGGGTGCGACCCCCCTTAGCCGAGCTCCTTTCAATGTATAAAATCACGACATGACAATGCCGTGCAGATCTTCGCTATCGCGTATGTATGTGATATTAAAATGGCTCGCATGGAGCCGATGATAGTTTTGCTGTGTCTCTATTAGCTATGCACGACATAGGCAGCGGAGACGTACCCGCTTAATCTATTTTTGTTTAGTTTATACTCCCGACCCTAAATTGCCCAAAATAGAACGAAAAAGGGAGTTAATGCAATTAATTTAACGCTTTGTGAGTTACACATTGCAAGGTTTTCAGTATTTCAATGAACTTATTGTTTTAACCTTTGGGGCTTTAATTTTGTAGGCGTTGCGCCCCGAAAATTGCAGCCATTAGCATTGCGCTAATTTTGTCCCAAAAATTGCAGCCTACTACAATAATACTTTGTAGGCTATATTTGAGGGCGTGTAAATATTCGATATTTTCGCGCGTCTATTTTCAACGCGCTAACACGCCCAACGTATTACGCTTTTTTGTAATACCTTGAAATTAGCTGCATAATTAACCACACGCTAAAATTAGGGCGCGCTGCTTCTTTTTCGCTGCGTAATGGGAGGAGGTTTTTAGGCGTTAAATCTGCCTCGTTGTAGGCTGCGAAGCCCTCTAAAAAGCCTGCATTGAATTGGATAACCCTATTTTTGCAGTATGAAAACGACCCCGCGTCTACTTTATGCGCTTTGTTAGTGTCTATTTTCGCGCTTTGGAGGGCTTTTCCTGTGATACCTTCGGCAAGGTAGGTGATTTTGGGTTTTAACACTTTTTTAACGTTTGACTGTTTTTCAGCCTTCGCGCTTTTTAGGGCTTTTGCTTTGCTTACTTTTGGGGCTGCTGATGTGATTTGCTCGTTGTTCATTTTTTTTAAGTTTTGAGGTTATGTCTTATTGACAATGTAAAAGTAAAAAGCCATTTGTTAAAATGGTGTTATCGAGTAGTTAAACAAATGTTAAATACCAAAAATTAAAAGTTTGTTCTTTTTGCTAATATATTTAGTATTAGTTTTTTTATTTATATAAGTTAATTGTAATATGTTGTTAGGGGTCGGAGGAGGTATCCTGCATTTGCAACAACGTTGCATATATTTTTAATTGTAATATATCCGCGTGAAATATGGTAAAAAATTTATATAAGTAAAAATAGTAATATGTTTGAAAAGTTGAGGCACTCAGTAGCAGGATCCTGGTTTCCCGCCGGATCGTTTTTTTTCCTGGGCTAGGGGTACCCTTTTACGACTACACATCTCACATTTTACGACTACATACCTCCCATTTTTCTCAACTATACGCATGTCCTATATATCCATATATATATAAATCCTCTACAACTCAATGGTATCAACAAATCGTGTTCACTATTTTGAACAAAATATGCACCATTTGTTCATAAAAATGAACATTTGCAGTAAAATTAATTTGTTCAATAAAATGAACATTGGTATCTTGCATGACCAATAACAGCCAAAAACAAACCAATGAAACTTAAAGACTATCCAGTTTACAATTACAACCCTTTTAGGGTCAATGGAGATTATTTCAGAAGCATACCCACTCAGAAGGAGAAAGTCGTTTCCGACACGGGGGAGGTACTCAGGGACGAGAAGGAGTACAAGGTAGCCGATTTGCAGAGCCATGTCCGTATATACGAGGATATGTATGATTTACTATTTACTATGAGTCCTGCAGGTGTAATGATACTTGCCAATATCTTTAAACAGATGCCTAAGAATGGAGACTCTGTATTACTCAATGTACAGCAGATAGCTAGTGAACTGAACATAGGTAGTAGAAATACTGTTTATAAGGGTATTATAGAGCTTATGGACAAGAAGGTTATAGCTAAGGGTGTAGGTGCTGATATATACTATATCAACCCTGACTATGTGTACAAGGGTTCAAGGTCTGCGTGGTTTGAGAAGTACAAGGATTTTGATAAATGCAACAACGTTGCAACTATAAGAACTTATGTAAATAACAGGTAAATTTGCGTATGAAGTATGATATCCCTAAAGAGTTCAGACCTTTTGTAAATAGCGTTAAAAGACAATGCAGGGATTACAAGGTAGACTTAGTTCTATCTCCCTCACGAAAGGTCGTTGTAACAGATGATTTTGAAACAGAATGTGGCGGGTATTTTGATGGTGATAACAGGGACCTAGTGGTTGCCTGTGGTAAGCCATTTGATAAGTGGATAGAAATACTTGTACACGAGTCTTCTCATATGGATCAGTGGAAGAGTGACGATAGATGGGATAAGTGGGGTGTGTCATGCAGTAATATGTGGGCGTGGCTATCAAAGGAAAAGATTATGAATAAGACCCAGGTGTCCAAGATGCTAGACGATATGATTGAGCTAGAGAAGGATTGTGAGATGAGGTCTGTTGAGAAGATAAAGAAGTGGGGATTACCTATCAATATACCCAAGTATATCCAAAGAGCTAATGTATACTTATACAGCTATGGTATGATGAATGACCTTCAGAAGTTCCCAACAGATATATACTCGGATGATAAGCTAGTCGCTATGGCATCAACTACATTCAAGAAAAGCTATAAGAAAGTACCAGAAAACATATCAAAGCATATGCTTCGTTTTTATTCAAAAAAGTAACTTATTTTTGTACCTATGAAAAAACTAATAGAACTTTTAAAATCCCTTTTCAAAAAGGAAGAAGCACCAGTCGTGCAAGAGATTGACGATATGGAATTATTCAAAACTAAAAAACCTAAAAGAGTGAAAAAACAAATCAAAGAGTACGGCGGTAAAGAAGTATATGCTTCAAAGGCTGCTAAAGCTGCACACGAAAAGAAAGAAGGCAAGAAAGTAGAAATGGCCGAAAAGAAATCTGTAAAAACTAAAAAGAAATAACATGCCACAAATTGTAAAAAAATCAGCACCGGCCGCAAAGGGCGAAATGGGTAAACCAAGTTTAAAAGGAAAGTTTGAAGCGGCTATGCAAAAACAATTCAAGTCTCGTCCAGAAAATGCTGCAAAAGCTACAAGTGCTCCTAAAGGCGTTATGAAAAAGACCACAAAGTATTAATATGTCTAAGATTAAAAAATCAGTGCCTATGAAATTAAGCACTGCTGCTCCGTCTAAGGTTAAGCCTAGTCTTAAAAAACCCTTTTCATTGCCAATGACTGAAAAAGCAAAGGCTACAAACATAAAAATTAAATAACATGCAACAACCTCCTAAAAAAGGATTGTTAAGTCCTAAAAGAGTAAATGAAATAGCTGACTCTTTAAACAGA